GTCAGGCTTTTTCTCTCCCCTGGCTGAGGAAAAACGGCCGAAAACCGTTGTCTACCTGCTAGAATGGACTGGTAAAGCAAGGCGACCGGCTCCGCTGGCACGGAACCGGTCGCATTCGCCGACTAACTGGGAGTCGACATGACACAGGGTACCGTCGCACGTGCGCATCTGCGGCCGAAGAGGGCTACGCGGGCGCGATTCAGCAAGGTTGCGAACGCTCGAGACACGATCGAGGGGTTCGGGCACGACATGGACGTCGTCGGGCTCACCTACGGGCAATTCTCGCTGCTGGATCTGCTGATGGCTGCGCTGGACTTCACCGGGCCGGCCGACGTCGCGATCGCGACGTGGTCTGCAGGTTTGTACGACGTCGACGCCGCGCAGAACTTCGTCGAGGACGGTCGCATTCGGTCGATTCGGTTCGTGATGGACTCGGCGACGCAGAAACGCGGTCAAGCTGCCGCGGTCGACATTGCAGACATGTTCGGCGCCAACAACATTCGCACGACGCGCTCGCACGCCAAGTTCGTTCTCGTCACCAACGACGAGTGGAACGTCGTCATCACGTCGTCGATGAACCTGAACCTCAACCCGCGGTGCGAACAGTTCGAGATGACCGACGACGCCGCGCGGTGCGCGATGTTCATGCAGTTTGTCGACGAGCTGTTCGTCGAGCTCCCTGAGGGTGCGACCGAGGATCGGAATCTGCCGGCGCTGCACAAGGTGCCGGGTGTGCGTCCGCGTCACGGTATCGAGGTCGCGCCGCCGATTCAGGCCGGGTTGTTCGAGTGAGTGACCCGATCGCCGGCGCTGTCGCCGCGCACTATGCGTACGTGTGTGACCCTGTCGTCGGCTACCGGTGCCTGTGCGGCGAATCGTTCGGGGTGAACCTCGAGAACGAAGTGCGGGCCGATCACATCGAACATCTCGCCGGCGTGGTCGCGGCTGTGGCTGCACTACCTGACGGCCACGGATACGCCCGGGCGATGGTTTCAGGTGATCGCGCCGGATGGGTCGGTGTGGTGCGAGACGTCCGACGAGGAAGAGGCGCGCGACCTGGTGCGGCCGGGCGACCGGCTGCGCCGGCTGTACGAACGCGTCGACCGTCGATGGGTTGACCTCGAGCAGTAGGAGGTCGGCCGGTGTCGTTCCACGACGAGTACGTGAGCGGATACGGCGAAGGGTACGACGCTGGCACGTGCCGGTCGTGGTTGTGCTTGCGCTGCGGCGCATTCTGGCTGTACCGCGACACCCGACCGGGTCGTCGCCGGCTGCGCGCGGTGCGTGCGGCTCACCTGCGAGAGCATCGGGGGTCTCTGTGACTGCAACCGTGAGCCACGCTCTGTCACTGACGGCGTCGACCAACTTCGTCGGTGTCGCGGTCGACGAGCTGCGTTTCGGCCGGCGCGTTCTGTACGTGGCCGGCTCTTTCGACGTCGCGCGCGGCGCGGTCGACGACATCGCCGACGCTCTGCCGGGTGATTCGGTGGCGCGGGTGACGCGTGCGGCCGGACGTGGCCGGATCGACATGGTGAACCGCGGGTGCGCGGTGTTCTACACGGTGGGTCAAAACGGTGGTCGCGGTGTGCATGTCGACACGCTGATCCTCGACGGCGTCGACGTCGCCGACGAACCGCTCATGATGTCGGCGCTGTTCTCGCTCAACGCTGCCGAGCGGGCGCTCATCGTCGCGTCGCCGGCCGACATCACAGATCTGCGAGAGCGGCTGTGGCCGACGACGACCAGGTGACCGCAACGCCGCCGGCGCCGGTGACCGCGGCGCAGGTCGCCGCCGACATCCTCGCGTCGTTTACCGACCCAAGTGCCGTCGACCGGGCGGCGATCGAAGCGTTCGCGGCGCAGGCCGCGCGGGCGCGTGAGGCGCGCCGGCGTATCGACTCCGAGGGGCTGATCGTCGAGGACGGCAAGGGCTTTCCGGTGCCGCACCCGGCGCTCGAGCTCGAGCGGGCGGCATCTCGAGAACTGCGCGGTTGGGAGACCGCGCGACCGGACTTGTTCGCCGGCGGCGCGAAGCCTGCCGGCACCTCGTCGACGTCGAAGGGTGGTGGTGCCGATGACCGGGACGCTGACACCACCATCGCCGACGAGCTCGCTGCCGCTCGAGCTGCGCGGCAAGCAGGAACCTAGGATCTGTCTCGTCCCTCCGGGGGCGGTTGACTTCGAGTCGGGCGAAACGGCACTCGATCTCGCGCACATCGCCGGCCGCTACATGCTGCCGTGGCAAGAGATGGGCGTTCGTCTCGGTAAGGCTCGCGACGCCGCGGGCCGCTGGGCCGCATTCGAGGTCGGGGTACTGGTCTCGAGGCAGAACGGGAAGAACGGCGGCATCGAGGTCGTCGAGCTGTCGTGGATGGTCGAAGAACCGGGTGTGTCGATTCTGCACACCGCGCACGAGTTCCAAACCGCGTTGGAATCCATGCAGCGGCTTGAGGATCTGATTCGCGCGCACCCGAAGCTCGAGAAGGAAATCGCGCAGGTCCGGCACGGCAACGGCAAAGAGATGATCCGGCTCAAGAACGGGTCGACAATTCGGTTCCGCACCCGCACCAAGTCGGGCGGTCGTGGGTTCTCGGTCGACCGGCTGGTGATTGACGAGGCGATGATTTGGTCTCCGGCGTCGCAGGCGGCGATCATGCCGCTGTTGACGACCGCCGAGAACCCGCAGATCTGGTATCTGGGGTCGGCTGCTGACGCGAATGTGCATGAGTACTGCGCGAAGTGGTCGGGGCTGCGTGCGGCGGGCGTCAAGGGCGAAGCGCGCCGGCTGTTGTGGCTCGAGTGGTCGGCACCTGACCCGCCCGAAGATCCCGATGCGCGCGCTGCGTGGCGGATGGACCCCGACAACATCGCTGCGGCGAACCCGTCGCTCGAGTGGCCGCTGCCGACGCGCGGGCCGCTGGTCACGTTCGACTACATCGACGCCGAGGTCGAGTCGTTCCGGGCGAACCTCGAGAAGTGGGAAGTCGAACGGCTCGGCGCCGGTGTCTGGCCTCCCGAAGAGGACGAATACGAACGCGTCGTGCCGGCCGAAGTGGTCGGCGATCGCATCGACCGGTCGCCGCGGTTCGTCGGTTCGCCGGTGCTGGGCATCGACCTCGCACCGGATCGCCGGCGGTGGGCGGTGTCTGCCGGTTGGCGCACCGACGCCGGCCGAATCCATGTCGAGGTTGGCATGTGGAAAGCGTGCACGCACGCCGAGCTGCTGCGGTTCGTCGAGGCGGTCGTCACCGACTGGGATCCGGTCGCAGTGGTGCTCGACGGGCGCTCGCCCACGGCGGTGATCGTCCCGAAGCTCGTCGCGATCGGTATCGAACCGGAACTGCTGAACACTCCGCAGATGGCGACGGCGTCCGGCGGCATCGTCGACGACATGCTCGCCGGCACGGTGTCGCACTCGGGACAACCTGAGTTCATCAACTCGGTGGACTCGGCGCGCAAACACGCTCTCGCGCAGGGTGATTTTGTGTTCAACCGTGACGGGGGCGGCGCCGTGCCGTTCATCGCGTCGGCGTGTGCGTACCGCGGCGTGCTGATGTTCGCGTCCGCGCCGAAGAGTGCGCCGGCGTCGCCGGTGTCCGGGGCGCCGGAGGAACGACCGGCCGGCGGTGCCGAGCTCGACGTTCTCGGTACTGCGTTCTGACCGTCTGCAACTGCTGTACGCGGTACCCGATCGGGTGCCGTGATGTCGAAACATGTTAGGGGGTGGGCGCATTGGCGACACCGGGCGCGAAGGTCAAGCCTGCCAAACCCGCATTTCGTGAACGCGGCGCGGTCATGGCGCAACAGGCCGGCGGGTTCTCGCAGTGGGAACTGTTCGAACAGGTACCTGACCTGCAGTGGCCGCATTCGGTGAGGATCTTCAACCGTATGGAACGCGAAGATTCGCGCGTTTCGTCTCTGCTGCAGGCGATCGCGCTGCCGATCCGTCGGGCGCAGTGGCGAATCGATCCGACTGGTGCCCGCGACGAAGTGGTCGAGCATGTCGCGCACAATGTGGGGCTGCCGGTTGTCGGGTCTGGTGACGCGCCGCTGAACACACGCACCCGCGGGCGGTTCTCGTTCTCGCAACATCTCATGTGGGCGCTCACGCAGAACCAGTACGGGCACGCGGTGTTCGAACAGGTCTACCGGACCGCCGACGACGGCATGGTGTGGCTGCACAAGCTCGCACCGCGGCCGCAACGCACGATCTCGCAGTGGAACGTCGCCGAATCGGGGTCACTCGAGAGCATCACGCAGTGGGCGCCGGCCGCGGGCCGCGTCGTTGCGTCGGTGAGCTCGGCGAATCTGTCGTCGGCTGAGATCCCGGTCGACCGGTTGGTCGTCTACACGCGCGACATGGAACCCGGTTTCTGGATCGGCAAATCGCTACTGCGGCCGTCGTACAAGCACTGGCTCATCAAGGACGAGTTGCTGCGCATCCAGGCGGCTGCCATTCGCCGTAACGGCATGGGCGTGCCCGTCGCGACCGGCGCCGAGGGCGCAACCGACGCCGACCTCATCACGTTGTCGAAGATGGCGCAGGAGTACCACGCCGGTATGCACGCCGGCGGTGCGCTGCCGTTCGGTGCGACGCTGCAACTGCTCGGTGTGCAAGGCAACCTGCCCGACATTCAGGCCGCTATCGCCTATCACGACTCGATGATCGCGATCGCCGGGCTCGCGCACTTCCTCAACCTGGCCGGCGGCGGTGGTTCGTACGCGCTCGCGTCGGTGCAGGCCGACACGTTCGCGCAGGCCGTGCAGACACACGCCGAAGCGATCCGAGACGTGTTCAACGCGCACGTGATCGAGGATCTTGTCGACGTCAACTGGGGGCCTGACGAGCCGGCGCCGCGGCTGGTGTTCGACGCGATCGGTTCCGAACAGGACGCGACCGCGGCGGCTCTCATGGCGCTGGTGCAGGCCGGCATCCTCCGACCCGATGCCACACTCGAGCAGGCCATGCGGCAACGCATGAATCTGCCGGCCGCGCCGGACGTCCCGGTTATCGCGCCGCCGGCGCCGGTGCCCGCGCCGACCGTCCAAATGAGCTCGGACCCTGCGAGTCGCGAAGCTCGGGCGGCTGCCCGTTCCCGGGCACGCGCGCAGGCCGTGACCGGCCGCGTCGAACAAGGGGCGCTGTTCTGATGGTCGTCGAACTGGTAACCATGCCCGGCGTCGAGCTCGCGCGTACCGGCCAATGGTCGGCATCGACCGGCGTCGCCACCCTGACCCGTCAAGACCTGGCGGCTGCCGTCGACGCGCTCGCGTGCCCGCACGTGCGTAACCCGGTGATCAAGCTCGGCCACACCGACCCTCGATTCGACGGGCAACCCGCATTTGGTCGGATCGTCAATCTCGAAGTGGTCGACGGGTATTCGCTGCGCGGTGACCTCGACGGGATGCCGGCGTGGCTCGGCGAAGTGCTCGCGTCGGCGTACCCGTCGCGCTCGATCGAGGGGGAGTGGAAACACAAGTGCTCGGTCGGGCACACGCACCCGTTCGTGCTGACCGCGCTATCGCTGCTCGGTGAGACACCGCCGGCGATCGGGTCACTCGAGAGCGTCGACGACATCGCGTTGCTGTGGGGCGTCGACTCCGATTCGAAGGCCGTCGCCATAGCGGCGAAGGAAGGACTCATGACGAAAACCATTGCGGCGTCGGCGTCTGTCGAGGACATCCGGCGCGCGTACTACGACACCGCGGGCTACGCGTTCTGGATCGAAGAGATCCAGCTCGACCCGCTGCAACTCATCGTCGTCGACGACGAGAACGGTAAGCGGCTGCGTGTGCCCGTCGCCGTCGACCCGGCCGAGGACGGCGCCGGCGCGATCGCGTTCGGCACACCGGTCGAGGTCGTCGTTCGGTACGAGGACATCGCGGTTCCGGCCGTCCCGGCCGACGACACTGCTGCAACGGAATCGTTTGCGGCATCAAGGTTTCGGTTCGCGTCGCGGGCCGACTCCCGGCGCGACATTCGCGCCGGATCCAACAAAGGAGAGAACATGGCACGAAAGATCGCTGCCGCGGCTCCCGGCGAAAGCGGCGACGCGAACCCGGGTGGCCTGACCGACGACCAGCTCGCGAAGGTTCGCGAACTGTGCGGGCTGACCGAGGAAGCCGACCCGGCGACCCTGGCGGCTGCACTCAACGCGCTGGTGTCGAAGGTCAACGCCGAAGGCACCGAGACCTCGACCGAGACCGAAACCGAGACGGAGTCGACCGAGTCGACCGAGTCCGGCGACGAGACCGAGACCGAGGACGACGACGAGAAGAAAAACAAGGTCGCCGCGTCCGCGGCCGGACCCAAGACGGTGACCGTCGACGCTGCTGCGTTCTCCGAAATGCAGGCCGCGGTCGGTCGATTCGCCAAGTTCGAGAAGGACCAGGCCGAGAAGCGGGCCGATGAAATGGTCGAGGCGGCATTCAAGGCCGGCAAGATCACGCGCACGTCCAAGCCGGAGTACATCGCGCTCGCGCGTCAGAACTACGACGGCACAAAGAAGCTGCTCGACAAGCTCGCGCCGTCGGCCGCGTTCTCGACCGGTGAGATCGGTCATTCCGTCGACGTCGCACCCACCGATGACGTTCGCGAAAGCGACGTGTACAAGAACTGGAGCATCTGACATGGCCGGAATCTCGCAGGTCACCAAGGGCGGGCCGAAGACCTTCACGCCGGCATCCGGCGTCACCATCCTGGGCGGCACCGTGGTCGAGGCACGCGCCGCTGGGCGTATCGGTCCGGCCGCGGCCGGCTCGCTCAAGGTGCTGGGCGTCGCACTGACCGACGCGCTCGCACCCGAACAGTTCCCGCCGGCCGACACGACCGACGCACTCGGTCGCACCGTCGTGTCCGCGGTCCCGATCCCGACCAACGTCGCCGTTGCGTACGCCGGCACCGAGGTTCGGGTCAAGTTCGCGGCTGCCGCGCAGTTCGGTGACCGGCTCAAGGCCGGCGCCAACGGCACCGCGGTTCCCGCGGCCGAGACCGACGACGCGCGCGCGATCTTCGCCGTGTGCACCGACCCCGCCGGCGTCGCGAATGGCGCAACCGGCCTGATCCGCATCCTCTGACAGAAAAGGACTACCTCACATGGCAACCAGCATCGTGAGTATCAGCGACGGTTCGCGTCTCACCGTCTCCGATCTCATCAAGAACCCGCTCATGGTGCCCACGAAGATGAAAGAGCTGATCGAGAATCAGTTCATCTCCGAGGCACTGTTTCGCAACGGCGGCGCCAACCCGTCGAGCGTCGTCGGGTTCCGCGAAGGCGATCCGACGTTCCTCGACCAGGACATCCAGGACGTCGCCGAGTTCGGCGAGATCCCGGTGTCGTCCGGTCAGCTCGGCATCCCGCGCGTGGCGTACGCCATCAAGCGCGCACTCGGCATCCAGGTGTCGAAGGAGATGGTCGACGAGAACGACATCGACGCCGTCAACAAGCAGATGACCGGTCTCAAGAACACGTTCATCCGCGCGAACGACCGACAGGCCAAGACGCTGCTGCAGGCCGGCGGCGTTCCGTCGATGCCCGTCTCGGCTGCGTGGGACACCGCCGGCGGCAAGCCTCGCACCGACATCGCCCGCGGCATCGAAGCGATCTCGCTGGCGAAGCCGGCCGACGCGACCGAAGACGAGTGGTACGGGTTCGAACCGAACACGATCGTCGTCAACTCGGGTCTGCTGCCCGTCCTCATGGACAACGAGCAGATCCTCAAGGTCTACAACGGCAACGTGGCGAACGAGTCGATCGCCTACACCGGCGCGCTGCCCGGTGACCTGCTGGGCCTGACCGTCATCAAGTCGCGCACGTTCCCCGCCGACCGGGTGCTGCTGCTCGAGCGCGGCACGATCGGGTTCTACTCCGACACCCGGCCGCTGCAGTTCACCGAGCTCTACCCGGAGGGCAACGGGCCGAACGGTGGTCCGCGTGAGACGTGGCGCTCGGACGCGTCGCACAAGCGCGCGATGGGGCTCGACCAGCCCAAGGCGGGCCTCTGGCTGACCGGGCTGGTGACGCCGTGACGCAGTACCGATTGGCCGCTCTCGAGTACCGACAGGTGGTGACCGAGACCGTGTGCCCGACATGCGGTCACGAGAAGCCGGGCGTCGTGCTCGAGACGAAGCGGTACCGACAGGGCGACGTCATCGACGTGGTCGGCGATGAAGAGGTTCGGCTACTCGCGGCCGGCGCTCTGGTGCCGGTGCTCGAGGTCGTCGACGCCGACGAACCGGCCGACGGCGACAAGGGCGACGCGTCGGGTTCCGACACCGGTGCCGGCGCGCAGGGCGGTGACCAGTCGCAGACCGGTACGGGCGCGCAGACCGGCGACCAGTCGCAGACGCCGACCCGACCGCGCAAGGCCGGGCCGGTCGCGGAGTGGATCGAGTACGCACTCGCAACCGGTGCCGTCAAGGAACGCGAGGCTGCCGAGAAGATGACCAAGGCCGAATTGCAGGCCGCGGTGGGCGAGGAGAACTGATGTCTGCTGCGGCGGCATTCGCCGAGTCGGGCGACGTCGCCGCAGTGTGGCGTGCGCTCACCACCACGGAGGGCGCCGCGGCCGACTCACACCTCGAGTCGGTCGCGGCGCTCATTCGCGCCGAGTTCGCCGAACGTCTCGACCTCGACGAGGTACCTGCCGGCAAGCTCGGCGCCGCGAAAACGGTGTCGGTCGACGTCGTCAAGACGGCGCTCGAAACCGGCAACTGGCCGGGGCACCTGTCATACGGTCGCAACGAAGGGCCGCGCGGGAAGTCGGGCACGCTGGCCGTCGCGGGCGGATCTCTCGAACTGCTCGACTGGCACCGCCGGCTGCTCGGTCTGCCCGTCAACGTCGCGCCGCGGTGGAACTTCCCGCGAGGCGACTACTGATGTTGGGGCGCGAGACCGTGCGGCTGCGGCTGCCGGCCGGCACAACTCCCGACGGTGACCCGCTTCCAATCGCGGTGCCGGTCGAAGTCGAGAGCTGTCTCGTCGAAGTGCTGGGCGGTGCCGACCTCGTCGAGCTCGGCCGCGACGGCGCGACCGGCGGTGTGCGCGTGTACATGCCGATCACGTCGGGGGTGACTGCGCAACACGACGTCGAAGTGCGCGGCCGGTGGTATGAGATCGTCGGCGACCCCGAACCGAACCTCAACGACGATCCGGAACTGTCGGGCTACGTGCTCACCTGCACTCGAGGGGAGGGCTGACCGTGGTTCGTGTTCTGGCTGACCCGATGCCGCGGGTGCGGGCGTGGCTGACCGACAACCTGGTCGAGGCCGAAGTGCGCGCCGACGTGCCGCCGAACTGGACGCTCGCCGCCGCTACCCGGCCGCTGGTCGTCGTGGCCGACGACGGCGGTCCGGTCGACTGGCCGGTTCGGTCCGAGCACACGATCCGTCTCGTCGCGCGCGCGAAGTCGCGAACCGAAGCGCGCACGACGGTGAGGCTCGCCGCCGGGCGGCTGCATACCGCGAAGCTGACGGGCATCGTCGTGCGTCGCGCCGGTGGTTCCGTCATCGAGTCGACCGACAAGGCGACCGGGGCCTATCTGGCGTCGGTGCTGGTGCCGATTCAGGCGCGAACGGTGGAACTGTGATGGCCAAGCAACCGGTTCTAAAGATCGACACCCGCGCAATCGCGAAGATTGCGAAAGGTGCTGCGGCGCAACGTGTTGTGACGTCTGCGGCCGAGAAGGTCGCGGCCGAAGTGCGCGGCGAAGTGTCCGCCGCCGGCGGCGATCCCGACCAGGTGAGGGTCGACGAGTACACAACAGACCGTCGCGCTGCCGCTGTCGTGGCGCCGGCCGACGTGCAGGCGACCAACGGGGTTCTGTCCCGCGGGTCGAACGCCGCAGGCATCCACATCACCACCTGAGTAATTCGAATTCGTCCCGATCGTCATCCGACGGTCGGGTGTCGTTCCGTGCGCGCCGTCGCATCGGAACCTAGCTAGGAGGAAACATGGCCGGCAATGCCGACAATGTGAAGCTGTGGGACGGCGCGGACGTCCTGATCTTCACCGGTGCAGGTGAACCGTCGTCGACGGCGACACCCGCAACCCTGCCCGCAACGATCACCGACGACTGGCCGACCGACTGGAAGTACGTCGGTCTGCTCAAGGGCGACAGTGGGTTTCAGGACTCGCGCGAGTGGTCGGAAACCGACATCCCCGCGTGGGGCTACGGCACCGTCAAGGTCTCGAGCAAGGATTTCAAGGACACCCGGAAATTCACCGCGATCGAGGACAACGAGACCACGTTCGGTCTGATCTGGCCGGGCTCGGACGACACCAAGATCGTCGTTCCGAAGCCGGCGAACCGCTACATCGCGTTTCAGCTCGTCGACGACGACGGCGGAAAGGTCCGCTACATCTCGAAGCGCAAGGCGCGCATCTGGGCTCCGAACTGGAACCAGGTCGAGGGTCAGGTCGACGGATACGAGTTCGATTCGCGGATCTTCCCCGATTCGAACAAGGAGCTGTACCGAGTGCAGAAGGCGGCTGCGTAATGCAACAGATCGAATTCACCGACAACCACGGCGATTACGAGACCGGCGACCAGCTGTTCGTCGACGAACTGTCGGCGCAGAGCCTCGTCGAGCGCAAGCTCGCGAAGATCGTCGACTCGGCGCCGGCCGCAGAGGTCGAGTCGGGCGGCGATCGGGCGCGTGAGCTCAACGCGCAGGCCGCGGCCGACCAGGCTGCCGCCGACGAGGCTGCCGCCACCAAGGCCGACGTCGAGCCGGCCGGTGACGACAAGGTCGAAGCCGATCCCGCGGCCGTCGAGCCGGCCGTCGCAGTCGAACCGGCTGGTGACGAGAAGGCCGTCGAGACCAAGCCGGCCGCGACCACGAGGGGACGGGCCAAGTAATGGCAGAGGTCGACATGTCGAGCCTGGATCCCGACCAGCTCGCCGCGGTGCAGAAATTCGTCGCCGAGAACTACACTCCCGACGGCGAATCCGGCAAGGCCGAGACACCCGACGTCGTGGTCGACGGCGCTGCGTCGAGTCCCGCCGAGATCGAAGCGACCGGGTCCACGATGATGGCCGTCACGTACAACGACGCCGAGTACCGAGTGCCGGCCAGTGCCGACGACTGGCCGATCGAAGCACTCGAGCACGCCGAAGCCGGCCAACCGACCGGGATCCTGCGGCACGTGCTCGGCGAATCGCAGTACCAGCTATTCAAGTCGCGCAACCCGCGGGTGCGAGACCTGCGGGTGTTCTCCGACAAGATCGCTCGCCTGTCCGGGTTCGCGGACAAGCCGGGAAAATAGCGGCGCCGTTCGCCCGCGCAGTGTCGACATTCACGGCACTGCGTGGGTTCCTGGCGCTCATCCGAGTACTGCCCGAACTGATCGAGGCTGACCTTTCACGCTTCCACGGCATCGACTACCGGGACCGGTGGCGGCGTGACCCCGACGGCGTTCGCCGACTCACGCTGCGCATGATCTACGTCCGCGTGTTGCGTCTGCCGGCCGATTCGGCGCTGTCGCTGCATTTCTCGGACGGACAGAGCACGTGGGATCTGCACGCGCACCTGCTCGCTGACCTCATCAAGCACATGGTCGGCGTCGAGTACACCGCCCGACCTGGCGCCGATGACAAGTCGACTGCCGAGACCGAAGAACAGTCGCTCGCTCGAGAGCGCAAGCACGCCGCGGCCCGCGAACGGGCGCGTGCACACAACTCCAAGACGCAAGACGTCGCGGCCGACATAGCTCGAGCTCGCGAGAACGCGCGCGCAATCGAAGGTGGTGGTTCGCATGTCTGACGGTGCGCAGAACATCGGTTACGCGATGCTGCCGGTCGCTCTGTCGTTCGAGAACATCACTCGCGACATCGCCGACAAACTCGGAATGCCGCTCAAGTCGGCCGCGTCTCGCGCCGGCACCGACGCCGGGGCAGCGATCGCCGCCGGACTCGAACAGGCCAAGGGCAAAGTCGAGTCCGCCGCGTCGAAAGTCGCTGGCGCGTACAAGAAAATCGAGGACCAGACCGGCAAGCTGCGCGTCGCCGAGGCGCAGTTGCAGTCGCTTCGCGACCGCGGCATCACAGACGCCGGCCGTCTGGCCGCTGCCGAGGAAAAGGTCGCTCGAGCACAACGCGACCTGACCGACGCCGAGAAGGCGCACGAGAATGCACAACGCGCGTCGACCCGTGCCCGTGACGACCTGACCCGGGCGCAACGCGACGCGAACCGGGCGCAGTCGCAGGGCATCGACTCTGCCGGCCGTCTCGGCGCCGGGCTGCGCAACGTCGGCACGCACGCCAACGGCGCCGCTCGAGGTCTCGCGGCGATGGCCGCGAAGGGCGCCGGGCTGGCCGCGGCTGCCGCCGGCGTGGCGTCGGTCGGTTCGTTTTTCTCCGACTCGGTCAAGTCGCTGCAGCGAATCGAGCGGATCAACACGCAAACCGCGACCGTGATCCAGTCGACCGGGGCGGCTGCCGGCGTCACGGCGAAACACGTCGAAGATCTCGCCGGCTCGATGGAAAACCTCACGGCGACCGAAGCCGAGACCGTCCAAGAGGGCGCGAACTTCCTGCTGACGTTCAAGAACATTCGCAACGAGGCCGGCGCGGGTAACGACATTTTCGACCAGACCACCCGTGCGATGGTCGACCTGTCCCGGGCCACCGGCACCGACATGAAAGCGGCGTCGCTGCAGCTCGGTAAGGCGCTCAACGACCCGATGAAGGGTCTCACGGCGCTGTCGCGCGTCGGTATCACGTTCTCGGCCGAGCAGAAGAACATGATCGAGTCGCTGACGACCACCGGCGACGTCATGGGCGCGCAGAAGATCATCCTCAAAGAGCTCGAGTCGCAGTTCGGCGGGAGTGCCGAAGCGTACGCGAAAACGACCGAGGGGCGCGTCGAGCTCGCGAAGCACGCGGTCGGCACGCTCGGCGAATCCATCACGGCGACAGTGCTGCCGGTGCTGGGACAGTTCGCGACGGTCGCGGCCAACGCGCTGAACGGGCTCGCCGAGAAGTGGCCGAGCATCGTCGAGAACGTCAAGGGCTACGTCGAACCATTCGTCGGCACGCTGCGCGACATCTGGGCGACCGTGCTGCCGTCGGTCCGAACGGCATTCGAGACCGTCCTGCCGGTCGTGCAATCGTTCCTGCAGGGCGCGTTCGAGTGGGCGTCGACGACCGGACTGCCGGCACTCAAGACAGGGTTCGAGCTCGCGGTCACCGCGATTTCTGGGTTCTCCGACGTCGTGTCGGGGGTCGCGTCGTTCATCAGCGACAACCGAGAAGCGTTCATCGCCGTGGCCGGCACCATCACGGCACTGTTCCTGCCGGCACTCATCGCCGCCGGCGCGACGATGGCCGCGAACGCAATCACGGTCGGCGTCATCGGTGGCGCGATGAAGGTGTACACGGTCAGTACGAAGCTCGCGGCCGGCGCGACGAAAGCGTTCGCGATCGCGCAACACCTGCTCAAGGCGGCATTCATCGGCAACCCGATCGGTCTGCTCATCGCCGGTTTGGTGGCACTCGGCGCTGGTCTCGTCCTGGCCTACAAGAAATCTGAGACGTTCCGCAACATCGTTACCGGCGCGTGGAACGCCATCAAGGGCGCGGCCGGCGCTGTCGTGTCGTGGTTCACCGACACCGCGTGGCCGTGGCTACAACGGGTCTGGGACGGAATCAGTGACGGCGTCGGCACGATGATCGGGTTCGTGCGCGACCACTGGCGCACAATCGTGTCGGTCATCGGTGGTCCGATTGGGCTGGTCGTCGCTCTCGTCACGAAGTACTGGGACCAGATCAAGGGCGCGTTCTCCGCTGCGTGGGACGGGATCAAGGTCATCGTCGACGCCGGTCTCGCCGTATTCCGTGGCATCGGCACGGTTCTCGAGTGGCTGTGGCAGAACGTATTCGTCCGGGTGTGGGACGGCATCAAGGCCGCGATCGGGTTCGCCTGGGACGGAATCAAGCTCTACGTCGACGCCGGTCTCGCCGTGTTCCGCGGTATCGGCGCCGTGCTCGAGTGGCTGTGGCAGAACGTCGTCGTCCGCGTGTGGGACGGCATCAAGAACGCGATCGCGAACGCCTGGGGCCTGATTCAACCGGTCATCGGTGCGTTCCGGGCCGGCGTCGAGATCGCCGGCGACGTCATCTCGGGCGTGTGGAACGGGCTCGTCGACACCGTCACGTCGGTGGGCACCGGCATCCGAGATGGCTTCATGGCCGTGGTCAACTTCGTGGGCGGGCTGCCCGGGAAGATCGCCGACAAGGCGCGCGGCATGTGGGACGGCATCAAGAACGCGTTTAAAGCTGCGGTGAACTGGATTATCGACGGGTGGAACCGGATCGAGTTCAAGATCCCCGGTTTCAAAATGGGTCCGGTCAAATTCGACGGGTTCACGTTGGGGCTGCCCGACATTCCGCGTCTGGCCGGCGGTGGCCGGATCTCCGACCTGTTCAAGCGCGCCGTCGGGATCGTGCGCGGTCCCGGTGGTCCGACCGACGACCAGGTGCCGTCGCTGCTGTCGAACCGCGAGTCGGTCAACACTGCGGCGTCGACGTCGAAGTACTGGCCGCTGTTCGAGAAGCTGAACCGCGGTGTGCCGCTGCACAAGGCGCTGTTCGGTCTAGTGCCGGCGTTCTCGACCGGTGGCGTCGCTGGACGCGAACCGTACGGGCTGCCGGCCGGGTCGAGTGGTTCGGTCGACGTGCCGTGGGTGCAGGACATCGAGCGACAGTTCGGCGTCGAGGCTCGCACGTACGCCGGCCACCAAGAGAAGGACGGTCTCAACAAGGGCATCGACTGGTTCGGGCCGACCTCGAACATGCAACGGCTCGCCGAGCATCTGCGCAGTATCCGCGGTGACCTCGAGCAAGTCATTTGGCTCAACCCGGAAACCGGCGAAAAGATCGGTGTCGCCGACGGTGAGCTGGTCGGGCCGGGCACATCGCAACCGGGCTACTACGCGAACGACTGGGCGGATCACACCGACCATGTGCACACGCGGCAAAGCTACAGTTTCGCCGGCACGACACCGCAGTCGTCGCAACCGGTCATCTACGATTCGACGACCGGAACCGAAGGCGGGTCCAGCGATTCGCAACCGCCGACCGCGCCGGCGGCGATGTCGCTCGGTGAGTGGATCGGCCGGCGGATATTCGGCAACTGGGACGGGGCCGCTGCCGCGTCCGGCGCATCGACGTCGGGCTCGAGCTCGGCGCCGACCTCGAGCTCGCCTGCCTCGTCGGCCGGCGGGTCGTCGTTGTCGTCCGCGGCGTCGTCGGCTGGGTCGTCGTCCCTGGGCGCCGCTGCCACCGCGGCGGGAACCTCGAGTGCGCCACCGAAGCTCACGCGTTCGTCGAATCGCGACGAGATCGCGCGCGCAATCTACCTCGAGGCACGCCGGCGCGGGTACTCGCACGACGAAGCGGTCGCGTTCGTCGCGACCGGTCTGCAAGAGTCCGGGCTCGACCCGGAAGCAGACGGCGGCGACCAGGGCATCGGCGGCGCGTGGGGCATCTTCCAACAGGGCGCGCACTACGGTCCCGACCGCAAGGATCCCAACGTCGCGATGGCCGGATTCTTCGACCGCATGGAACGCACCGGCGGGTCGAAGTCCGACCGCGACATCTGGGAGCAGATCGTCGGCATCCAGCAACACGACGGTGAGTTCGCCGGCACTGCCGGCGACTCGAAGTACATGGGTGAGATCAAGTCTCAGCTCGACACGGCGAACAAGCTGGTCGGCGGGCTCGAGAACGCCACCGACCCGGGCTCGAGCTCGAGCTCGAGCGGTGTGTCGCCGACGGCACCGACGTCGGCCGGCGGTGTCGACCCGAAGAAACTGCGAGAGGCCAAGGACAAGGCCGACGACGCCGAGAACGCGGCGGCTGTCGCTCGGACCAAGCTCGCCGAGATCGAGTCGAACCCGAAGGCGAAGGAATCGGCGAAGCAGGCTGCCCGTGACAAGCTCGCGAAGCTCGAGCGTGATGCGAAGCAGGCCAAGGACGATCTCGCCGCGCTCGAGCAGACTGGTGCGAACGCGCCGGCCAGCACGACGACGGGTGGTTCGTCGACCGGGTCGGGCGACAAGCCGCAGATCATCGTCGTGTTGGACGGCCAGAATGTCGACGCGTCCGAGCTCACCGACCTGACGAAGATCCTCGCCGGCGGTGTCCTCGAGACGTTTGGTCTCGACGGGTCGTGGCTGCCGAACCCGTCTGAGCTGGGCATCGTCAAGATGACGAACGCGCTGCTCGGTATCAAGTTCACCGAGCCGGCGTGGATGTCCGGTCAGGGTGAGCCGCCACCGTGGATCGACAAGGGGTCGATTCCGTTCTCGACGAAACCGATGGCGCCGCAGGCTGACCCGCGGACGACCCCGGGCGGTATGGCTGCCGGCGCGCTCGGTCTCGACGGGATCGGGGCGCTGGTCGGCTCCATGCCGCAACGCAACGTCGACGCGTCGATCAACATCAACAACCCGCAGGGTGACCCGAACGACATCGCGAAGCGTGTGCGTCGGCTCCTGCCTGACCAGCGGACACGGCTGCACGGTGCCGTGCCGGTAGGACGGTGACCCTGTGACGCTGCCGAGCGATACCCGGTGGGATGCACTACCTGACCGTTTGCGGGCCGAAGGCATCACGAACAAGCTGGTGACCTCCGACGGGCGGGTATGGCATCTCACCGGGCCGCACGCCGGCGCCGAGGGTGCGCTCATCAACGGGCCGATCGACGGTCTCGGAACCGTACGCGGCAAAGGCGTGTGGTCCGAGACCGCCAACGGTGCGCCGCGCTTCGAGAGGTGGGTCGACGAACGCGCCGAGATCGCGTTTCGTGCTCTGCTGCTCGAAGATTCGGCGTTCGGTTGGTACGCAACCCGGCGTCGGTTCCTCGACGGACTCTCGCCGACCGTGCCGTCGTGGTGGTCGGTCACGACGCGCCGGTTCGGTGAGGTCTGGGTGCCGGTTCTGCGGGACTCCGAGAACGTCATCTACGAGGACGACCCGACGGTCGCCGGCGACAACTTCTCGATCCACGAACTGGTGCTCGCAGTGTCGGGCAACCCGCGGTGGCGGCGTCCCGACTTCGCCGGCATGTTCAAGAACACGGGTAGCGAAGTCGGGTCGATTCGCGTCATCAACCGGTCGGATACACCGCAGTGGGCGTACTTCATCTGCGAAGGCGGCGGTCGGGTTCGCCTGCCCGACGGGCCGAACGCTGTCATCACCGACGAACGAAGCGTCGAGCTCGACCTGCCCGGCATTCTCGGGTTGTTTCGCCGCGGTGAGCGGACGCCGCGCGGTGTGCGGTCGCGGCGCGAAGCGAACACGGTCATCGACGTGACGCTGGGCGCCGAAGAACACACGCTCATCGACACCGACCCGACACACCGACTCGCGATCGCCGACACCGACCCGGTCGACAATGGGTGGCTGCAGTTCATCCGCAATTCCGAGCTGCTGTCGCTGCTGACCGGCAACGCCGGCGAACGGGGCGTCACGGTCCTCGAGCGGCTGCGCGGTCAAGGTTTCTCGGTGCCGATCCCGGCGCGCAGTGAGGCGACGCTACCGGTCGCGCACTCGAAGCCGGGCGGGCGTATCTGGTGCTTGGTGCCGCAGAGGTTCGATCATGCCTTCTGAACTGACACAGGGAACGCTCACGTCGCTGCAGCAACGGCGGCACGCCTACCTCGAGCGCACTCCGACCGAACCGCTCATCCGGTTGTGGGACAAGGACATGCGTTTGCTCGCGCGGATCGAGGATCCGGAAACGGGCGACTGGGAGGAACTCGACGACAAGGTCGGCGGGGCCGAATTCGTGCTCGTCGGTGAACGGTCGGCGTGGCTGCGGCGCCTGGTCACTCACGAAATTCCCTACGACCAGAACCTCATGATCACCGTCGACCCCGACCGCAACAAACCGCACGACTGGCGCGCGCGGTGGGGTGGCTGGGTCGACGACATCGAGGACACCGTCGAAGCGGGGCAACCGACGCGAACAGTGCTGAAATGCACGAGCTTCCGGGATCACCCGTCGTTCATCAGCGTGGCCGCGAACCCGCTCTTGCCCGGGTCGGTGCAGGCGCCGAAGATCTTCCTCAACGGTGGCGGCACCGCGTGGACGTGCACGAGTACCGCGTTCATCAACCTGTTCCGGATCTACTCGCTGAACGGGTTTCATCCGATCCCGCGCAATCTGTTCTCGCCTAAGTCGTGGCTCGAGAACCTGCACATCCTGAATTGGCCGGTGCAGGTCATGCCGATGAACCCGCTACTCGACCAGACGCGATGGTGCGTGCTGTCGTCGCGGTGGAAGGATCTCGAGACCGCGCAGGCGCCGCTCATCAAGGACGCCGGCGTGACGTGCCGGGCGTACACCTGGCTCGAGGGTGACCCGGCGCCCTACACGATGTTCGGTCCTGAGCTCGCCGAAGTGCTCCGGCCGCGCCGGTCGTGCGTGATCCTGGCTTGGGAGGATCATTCGGGTGTCGACGGGCCGACCGGCACCGTCATCGACGGCGCGCTCAACCTCATGGCCGCGACCGCCGACGACCTGCTGACCTCGACGCTGGTGCCGCTCGACTTCGACGAGGACGGCGACGGACAACCCGACCCGTTCATCCGCAAACTGTTCGCGGTCGCGCCGAAACCGTCGCCGTACACCTACCGCGACGCCGCGCACGGCGGCGTCCACCGGTCGACGATGAACATCCACAAGCGGCGCGCGGTCACCACGTGGACGGGCGGCAAGTCTCCGCAATGGCTCAACCAGGCAATCACGTTCGCGATTCGGTACGGGCTGTCTCAGCTCTCGACCGTGATTTCGTACGGCATCGGCGCGTCGGTCGGAACCAGCGGCGGCACCGAAGGTCTCGACAACCTGTACCAGGGCCAACTAGATGACGTGTTCCTGCCGTTCGCGTCCTACACCAACCCGGTCGCGTCGGCCGCGGCGGGACCGTACGCGCGAAATGAGTACTTCGAGTCGGGAGCGTCATCGGGTCTGAGCGTTTCGACGTTGCAAGCCTTGGCATCTGGCGACTACAAGAATCGGGCCTACGTCTCATGGCAACACGAGCTCGCCGACGTCGCGCCGTTCGTTCTCGACGAGGATTTCGGACTAGCTCACCGCGTGAACATCGAACGCGACGGGATTCTGTACACCGACCAGGTCAAGGGCATCAAACGGTCGATCGGTCGAGGGAAACCGCTGCGACCGGTGCTCACGCTCGGCGATGACACCCGCGAAGAGGACGGGCTCATTCGCGCATTCCGCTCGATCGGTGACGTCGCGAACTTCGCGGCGCTCATCGCGTCGGCCGGCGACATGTTCTAGAAGGGTGAAAACGATTGTCTGAGAAGGTATTTGCGAACTTCCCCTATGACCGCAAGTTCACGCGGGAAGAGATCGCCGAGCTCACCGACCGTGCCGGCGCTATCGCCGACGCACTCCGAGACGGCGTCGCACCGAACGGTGCAGTGCTCTACCTCGAAGAGTCGATGCTGCAACTGTGGTCGGTTCACGCGGCGCTGGCCGGCGTCTACGTCGACCCCGACCGCGCGTTCATCGTCTCGGTGCCGCTGCCCGACCAGTCCGGACAGTTCGAGGACTCCGTGCAGTGGGTGTTGCGCGAAGAGGCGCCGGCGGCACCCGACGCCGAACAGGTCGACGCCGAAGCGCAACAGATTGTCGCCGCGCTGAACGACCGGCTGTCGCCGCAGGTGCGTCGCCGGGTGGCTGAGCAATTCGCGGCGGCATTCACCGCTGCCAACGAGACGGAGGAAAACTGATGGCCGTACTGCCAGACGAACCGCTGTACATCGGCGATCGCACCGTCCGGATGCGGTTCTACGCGATCCCGCGCACGCCTGGGGATCCGCAGACCGTCGTCGGCACCTTGACGCTCGAGGACTCCGAGGGCGTGCTCACCCTCGACGCGCTGCAGGGCGCACCGGGTGACCGGGGCACCGCGGCACCGATCATTCGGCCGCAGTGGGGACACGGGTACTCGTCGGCTGCCGGGCTGTACGCCGGTGAGGACGATCTCGGTTCGGTCGACGCCGGCCGGGCGTGGTACATCGGTGGGTTCTGGTACATCTGGACGGGCACCGCGTGGCGTCAAGAGCAGGGTTCGTTGCCCGGTCCGCCCGGGCCGATTCCCGAACTGACGATGTCCGCCGAGGTTGTCGAGCCTGCCGAGTCGGGCGGCTACGGTGAGATCGAAGTCGAACAGTCCGGGCCGGATTCGTCGCCGCACCTGCATCTCAAGATCCCTGGCTTGCAGGGTCCGCCGGGCGACAACTCGACGCTGCGTGGCGCGTCGGATTACGACAACACGGCACCGCCGCTCGACGGGCAAGGCATCGTATGGGACCAGGCCGCAAACAAATTCCGGCCGGGTGACCTATCGCCGTACGCCGCAACGCTGTACACGATCCCGCAGGGTGCATTCTCGGGCGGCACCTACTCGGCCGGCGAACAGATCCTCGCGTCGCTGTCGGTGCCGCCGGCTCCGATCGCCTGGTACCCGGACGTCATGGGGCACGTGCGTTGGCGTCGCGGCGCTATCGGCTCGGCGCAGGTGCAGATCGAGGTTCGGATCGAGCCTGACGACGGTTCGCCGTCGGTCCCCGGCTCCGCGCCGATCGTGGGTCTCGGACCGTACGACCCGTCGACGCTCGACACGACCACCGTGTCGCACATTGCGCCGCATTTCTCGAGCAACGCTGACCCCAACCGGGCGGTGTCGCCGACCTCCGACGTCGGTCGAGTGCCGGCGAATCAGGCTGTGCGGATCTGGGTCGTCGCGCGCCGGATCGGCGGTTCCGGTTCGTACACGATCGACGCCGAATGGTCGCAGGTCGCGGTGCGCTGCTACCCGGTGAGCTGACATGCCGCGCGTAGTAGATCCGCGGCCGCGCAGGGTCGCGGACAAAGATCCGCTGCAGGGACTACTCAACTTCGAAGAGATCGACCTCACCGCCGAAAAGGCCGGCGAACGTATCGTCGGCGCGCTCGACCACGTGCGCGACACGCTGTTGCAGTGGATCAAGGACACCACCGGGATCGACCTGTCCGGGGCGGTGGCGTTCGTCGACTGGATGGTCGAGCAGATCCGCGAACAGATCGGCGTCAACCTGGCGACGCTGCAGGAGCTGCTCGAAAACCTCGAGGTTCCGAGTCTCGGCGAACTGCTCGCCGCGCTGAACGGCACCTACACCGGCGACGACGCGATCCTGACCGGTATCGCTGGGTGGTCGCGGAACGTGCGCGCACGCCTGGGCGGGCTCATCGACGCGTCGCGTATCCCGCAACTGTCGTTGGCGCAGTTGACTTCGCGGCCGGGGCCGAACCTGCTGTCGGGGTTCGGTGACTTCGCCGACGGCGACACCCTCGACGGCGACGACGTGTGGGTGTGGGATGGGGCAGTAGGGCACGACGCGCCGGGCTCTGCGCGCACGACCGCCAACGGGACGACGAAGATCCTCACGTCTGAGGCCGTCGCGGTCGCCGACGGGCAACAACTCGAGTGCACGGGATGGGTTCGCTGGGCGGCGGCGTCCGGGGCCGGGCCGTGCATGCAACTGCTGATCGTGCCGTTCGTCGGCGACGTCGCGCAGGCGCCCGTCGTGATCGCGAACATCGTTGCGCCGCCGGGAACGACGGGCGCCTCGAGTGAGAGCACGCTCGGCGGTTCCTACGTCGTGCCGGCCGGCGTGACGTCGGTGCGGGTGCGTCTGACCGTGGAAGCGGCGATGACCGCCGGCACGGTGTGGTTCGACGACATCGTGTTGCGCAAGACGGCGACGAGCCTGCCGCAACAGTGGGTGTCAGGTCTGACGTCGGCGCTGTCGAGTCTCGGTGCCGACGTCGGGGCTGCGTTGGAATGGATTCGTGAGCTCATCGCGAAGCTGACCGGGCGGGTTCGGTCGTCGATCGAGGACGCGATCGCCGATGCGCTGACGTTCGCCAACCAGCTCAAGACGTTGCTCACCGGCGGCACCGTGTCGGCGCCGCTGCCGAGCCTGACCGACGCCGTTGCACTCGGTCAGGGGCAGGTGTCGGGGCTCCCCACGGCGTTGAACACGTTGCACGGCAACGTCGAGGCGGTCATCGATGGCATCTTCCAGGGCGCCGCGAACGCGGTCAGCTCGACGGGTAAGACGCTCAACGAGGCACGCGAAGCTCTGTTGAACCTGTTCGGGCTCGCCGACGGGGCGCAGGCCGCGGCGCTCGCTGCTCAGCAACAGTTGCAAGAGCTGACCAACGACACCACGCAACCGGGGTTCTCGGGCACCGTGTGGTCGCAGGTGTTCGGCGGGTCCGACGGGTCGCCGCTGCCGGCCGGCGACTGGGTGTCGTCGCCGGAACTGGTCATCCGTGACGACGGGTTTCTCGGTATCGACTTCAACGCTGCGACTGGCGTCTACTTCGGCCGGTCGGTGCGGGCGTTCCAAACCGACAATCAGTCGGCGTCGATCGTGCTGGGTTCGCGTATCTCGTCCGGCGACTCGCTGCCGACCTACGTCGCGATTCGATGCAACGACGACATGACTGCCGGCGTGGCGTGCAGGGTGACACGGGATTCGCTGGCGCTCGGGCGTTTCACCCGGGCGGGCACTGCGGTCACGTTCACGCCGTGGGCGTCGGCGCCGCGCACTCACCACACCGGCGATCTCATCAAGACCCGTTGCTCAGGAGACAATTTCGATGCAATCGTCAACGGAATCACTCGGCTGTCGTACACCGATTCGGCGCAGTCGGCGCCCAAGGGTGTCGGTTACCAGCGTTCCGGTGTCCTCGAGACGAAAGCGACACCGCTGTTCGTCACGACGACCAGCTTCCGGATCGCGTCGTTCGCGATGGCTGACTGGCTGCCGGTCGGGGTCGGCGTGACCACGCCGTCATGGCGCCTCCGGCGCGGCACGACCGCGAACCTTGCGCTCGAGGTCGGGCACGGTTCGATTGCGGCGATGCCGGCGGCGTTCTACACGGTGAACGACCAGGCCGTCGCCGTCACAGTGAACGACCTCGGCGCCGGCGCGGTGCAGATAACCGAAGCCGGTTGGTACGAGATCGCGGCGACGTCGACCAACCTCGACAACTCCGACACAGGTAGCGCGATCGGCACGCAGTCGGGACTCGCCAACGCGTACCGGCCGACGCTGTGGGTTCTGTACGTCGACGGCACCGCGATCGCCGGGCCGATCATGGCCGGCGTCCCGACCACGGTCTACCTCGCGGCCGGTCAAGTCGTGCGGCCGGGCGTCTCCGCGGCGTGGCCGGCGAACGCGACCGCCGTCTCAGACGGTGGGTCCACCGGCATCACGGGTGGACGTTCGAACATCACCCACGTGGGCGGCGGCACATCGGCGTCGTTCACCGGCCGAAAGGTGGCATAACTCAATGGCTGCAACAACGTTCACGATCGACGACCTGCCCGACGTCACGTTCACCGTCGAACGTGGCTCGGGCGGTGATGTCGGGCTGCCGGCGAACTGGCTGCGGCTGGTCGCCACGCGGCCGGGTGTCGCGACCGAAGAGGATCCCGAACCGGCGCCGGTGACCGTCTGCGAAATCGGGTTCGCCGGTCCCTGACATGTGGTCACCTGACGGTCCTACACCGGATCGGATTACCTGGCCGGGCTGGTCAGAACAGGGGCCGGCGCCGGCCGATGGTGACACGCGACTCGGTTGGTACAACGTCCCGCACCATCTGGCCGGCGACGACGGGCTCGGCGACGGGCTCGCCGCTGCAGTCGCACGGCTGGTTGGCCGCGACGCCGGGCTCGGTGACGGCACCGCGATCGAGCGACCTCGAGTCACCGGCCGCGGCGCCGCTGTCGGCGACGACCGGGCCACCCTGCGCGGGCGGCTATCCCTACTCGAGTCGACGACCGGCGACGACCTCGCACGGATCGGGCTGCGACGTGTCGACTCCGGGCTCGGCGACGACCTCGCGACCGCGCGGGCACGATTGGCCGGCCGCGACAGTGGGATCGGCTCCGACCGGTCCGCTGCTCGAGCAAGACTGCTCGGCCGGGACTCCGGCGCCGGCGGCGACCTCGCGATCGCGGCGTTCTCGCCGGCCGGGCCGAACATCGCCACGATCACCGCGGTGGGCGCGACCATCGTGCCGATTCCGGTGTGGTGCCGATACGTCGACGTCGTGTTGCTCGGCGCCGGTGGCGGTGGTGGCGGGCATGCCGGCGCGTCGGTTCTCATCGGCAAAGGTGGCGCCGCGGGTATCTGGATGACCGCGACGCTCGAGCGTGGTGTCGACTTCCCGTCGCTGGCGACGCACCTTCTGTTCACCGTCGGCAACGGCGGTTCGGGTTCGACATCGAACGGTGGCAACGGATTTGCTGGCGGTGACACGACCCTGCACATCGACGACGCGTTGTGGCTGTCGGCCGGCGGCGGATCGGGCGGGCTCGGCAACCAGGCCGCGCCGGTCACCGCCGGCGGATCTCCGGGAAACGTCACCTACGCCGACACGACGCACGTCGGTGGTACTGGCGGGTCGGGCGGCACGGGCTCGGTCAACGCCACGGCCGGCGGTGCTCCGGGCGCCGGCGGTGGTGGCGCCGGTGGTGGGTTCATCAATCCGAGACGCGAAGGCGGCGCCGGCGCGCGCGGTCAAGCCTGGTACCGGGCACGTCAATAACGCACGAGGAGAGGGCAATTCATGGCATCGACTTACACCGACGCGCACCGCAACGCGTGCGCCGCGGCGATCGCGGCGCTCGGCAACCGGGTCGGGCTCTACACGTCGGCCGGCGCCCGCGTCGGCACCGTCTACGCCGACACCACCTGGGGTGCCGCCGCGAAGGTCACCGAGGACGGTTTCGACTGGGGGAAGGTGAACGGCTCGCAGGTCACGATCACGGTTCCTGCCGGCACCGTCGCCGACGGCACGCAGATCACCCGATACGGGATCCACAACGGCACGACGCTACTGCGCTCCGAGGATCTGCCGGTCGGTCTGACCATCAACGACGGCGACGTCGCATTCAGTGTCGACGTCACACCGTCGTTCCGATACCGGGGCATCTGAGTTCCCAACGGGGACAACACGAAAGGACTGTCACAGTGACAGAAAAGGTACTCAACTACGACCGCGCCGTCGTCCCGCAGGAAACCGGATGGTGGTGCGGTCCGGCGTCAACGCAGGTCGTGCTCAACGGTCTCGGCGTCCGCAAGGCCGAGCGCGACCTCATGCTCGAGATCGAAGCACTCGAGGGCAACGTGCGCGGCGGGAAACCGTTCGACGACCAGGACGGCACCGACCACATTCGACAGATCGCCGCGGTGCTCAACAAGCACGCACCGGCCGGCAAGTGGGCGGTCGTCGAGATGCCCAACGACCCGCCGACCGCGGCGCAGGTCGAGAAACTGTGGTCACACATCGTCGCGTCGGTCGACGCCGGGTTCGGTGGCGTCGCGAACATCGTTGCGCCGGTGACCAACCAGCCGAAGGCCGTCGCGCCGTCGACGATCTCGCCGAACTACGGTCGGTCGACGATCTGGCACTACTTCCCCTGGATGGGGTACGGCGGCGTCGGAAAAGGCCGGCGGGTGTGGATTCCGGATCCGGGGTTCCCTCCGCACGGGTACTGGCTGTCGCTCGACCAGCTCGCGACACTCATCCCACCGAAGGGCTACGCCTACTCCACCGCCGAAGCCAAGGCGCCGGCGGCGGGCGACGCACTCGGGCCGCTGACCGACGCCGAGCAACGCGAACTGCTCGACGGCGTGCGCTACATCCGCGACCAGCTCGGGCCGAAGCTCGCGCAGTGGTCGGCATCGTCGTCGCTCGGTCTCACACCGAAGGGCGCCGAGAACACCCTGCGCGACGGGCTCGCCGAGCTGCGGCGGCTCGCGAACGCGATCGGCTCGAAGGTCGGTGCCTGAGATGGCGCTCACCGTCGAGTCGCTGTCGAAAGCGATGGGCGGTTCCCTGCCGCTCGAGCGGTACCGGGCGCTACTGCCGGCGGTGACTCGGGCGCTGCTCGACGCCGGCTGCACGACCGTTGACCGGGCGGCTATGTGGTTCGCGCAGGTCGGCCACGAGTCCGAAGGGCTCAAGTGGATGGTCGAGCTGTGGGGTCCGACGTCGGACCAGCTCACCTATCAGGGGCGGATGGGCAACACGCGGCCGGGCGACGGCTACCGGTACCGGGGTCGAGGTCCGCTGCAGGTCACCGGCCGCAACAACTACTCGGAACTGTCGCGGTGGGCGCACGACCGCGACCTGGTGCCGACGCCGACGTTCTTCGTCGACAATCCCGACGAGCTCGCCGGCGACCGGTATGGATTCGTCGGCGTCACCTGGTACTGGACGTCGGCGCGGAACATGAACAGTTTCGCCGACCGGCGCGACATCGAAGGCGGCTCTATCGCGGTCAACGGGCGCAACGCGTCTGGCCGCGCAAACCACATCGAGGAACGGATCGCTCGGTGGAACCGGTGCCGCGCAATGGGCGCGGCAATCATCCCAACGGAAGAGGGGCTAGTCATGGCTGCACTCAACGACAAAGAGGCGCGCGAACTGCTCGAGGGTGTGCGCTACATCCGCGACCAGCTCGGGCCGAAGCTCGAGGCGTGGGGCGCCGATTCGTCGATGGGCAAGACGAAGGACGGCGAAGAGAACACGGTGCGCGACGGTCTCGCCGACCTGCGACGCACCGTGGTCGCGATCGCCGCGAAGCTCGGGGCCAAGGCGTGAGCGCGCCGACGCCGCTGCCCGGCGCCGACCTCGTCGTCGACGCTCTGCGCGCCGAGCTCGAGGAACAACCGTGGTGGGCTCGGTTCCGCAACACACTGACGACCGCGGCCGGCGTCGTCGTGCTGATCGTCTGGCTGGCGCTGTCGGTCGGGCTCGGTGTGCCGGCCGAAGTGCTCTCGAGCGTGTCCGGGCTCATCGGTCTGCTGACCGTGCTCGGCGTGCTCAAGACGCCGAACGGCATCACTCCCAAGGGCGTCGACCGCGTCGCTCAGCTCGCGCAGATGGCGCAGGCCGCGGCGGCGGTCGTCGGGTACGCGGTCGACCAGACTCGGCCGGCGTCGCAGAAGCGGGCCGACGAGTGATGGCCGCGCGGCTGCAGGCCGCTGTTCTCGGCATTGGGCAGATCACCATTGCGGGCCTGTACGGCGGGCCGGACATTCTGGTGCGGTATCCGCTCAAGCCGGGGCAGGTGTCGGCGGTCGTGTGGATCGACTCGTTCGGGCCGCTGTGGCTGCTGTCGTTCCTCGCGGTGGGGTTCTGGCTGCTATCGACGGTCGTGCGCCGGCGCGGGTTCGTCGCCGCGCACATCGCGTCGGCCGGGCTCTGGGCGTTCTACTCCGGGTGTGTGCTGATGTCGGCGTTCCTGACCGAACCGCCGGTGCCGGTGTTGGCCGGCACTTTCGCGGGACTGCTCGCGCTGGTGAATATTGCTGTCGCCGTCGGCGATGCAGAACGGGGGCATAGGTGAGTCCTGAACTGTTCGCCGCAATCGGTGGTTTGGTGACGGCGACGGGCACCGTGGTCGCGGGCATTCTCGCGACTCGGTCGAAGGTCAAACTCGACGACATCGCGAAGCTGCAGGCGCGGGCGGAAGCACTCGAGGCGGAACGCGACGCCGACCGAATCGCGCACGTGCAGGAGACCGACGAGGCGCGGGCGCGGCACGCGGTGGCCGTCGCCGACCGCGATCGCGAGATCGAGACGCTGCGCGAATGGGTGCGTGAGCGCGACCGAACCATCAACAAGCTCGACCGTTTGGTGCTGGCGCTGCGAACCTACGTGGCGCGGCTGACGCGGCGGCTGGTCGAGAACGACGTCGAGCTCCCGGCGGTGCCGGCCGGAATCGACGACGACTGACCGCCGGCGCTTCGCTGCAGACATGGAACGACCCCCATCCCGTACCAGGGATGGGGGTCGTTTTCTCGTTTCTGGGGCGGCTACTTGCTGAGAAGCTGCGAGACCCGTTGGAAGCTGACGCCGACGACCTCGCCAATGTCGCGCAAGTCGAGGCCGGCCTCGCGGAGTTTGCGGGCGGTGTCCCTCGACTCGGTGATCACGCGCTGTTCGAGCTCGGCGACCTGTTCGCGCTCGTTCCTGAGTCGCCGACCTACACCGACGAGGTCGAGGTCGTCGACGGTCACGTGCACGTCGAGGTCGATCGTCGAAGGTGCGACGTCGGCGGTCACGCAGATGAGGTCGCGGGCCTGAGATTCGATCTCGTCGTAGCGGCGGGCTTGGGTGAGCACTGGTTCGTTGTCGAAGTTGTCGAGCAGTTCGGGCACGCGGATGATCCAGTACTTATCTTCGCGCGTGACCTCGACGCGGTAGGTGTGAGCTTGTGCGGTGGTATTCACTGTCGTCCTCAGTGTCAGATTCGTTCGGCGGCGTGTGTTTTGGCTGGTGTGTGTCGTGGATGGTGGGTGTGTTTTGGATGGTGTTGTGTGATTGCTTGCGATTTTGTGTGTGTGATGTGTGTGTTGTGTGTCAGTACGTTTTGAGGGCGGGTAGTGCGGCCCGGGGCTGTCAGACCCCGGGCCACCGGGGCGGCTATTCGCAGTTGTTCTTGCAGGCTGCGATCGCCTTGTTCACTTTGCGAACCAGCGCAGGCGACGTCTCGCGGTGGCCGGTCACCACCGAGATAGTGACCGGACCGTGCGGGCAGTGGTACACGGTGTGGCTTCCTTTCCCCTTGCGGGAGTTGGCGCGTGTCTCGAAGCCTGCGGCGCGGAGACGCTTGAGTGTGTCTGCTGTGGGTTCGCTTGCAATCATGAGATTATTCTATCCTGTTAGAATCGGTCAATCAAGTTGTTTGAGCAGAAATATTCAAGAGACTTGAGCAAGCATAAGACACCCTGCCCGCCGGTCAGGCGGCGAGCAGGTCTGCGAGGTACGGGGCGTCGTCCCGAGTCGCGAAGGTGTCGAACATCTCGACGACCATCGCGGGGTCGGGGTCGGCATCCTCGGCGAACCCGTCGCCGCGCGCTGCGTGCTCGGCGTCCCGAGCGAACATGCGGACGAACCGGGCGATCTTGGCGCAGTCGAAGTCGGCGGGATTGACTCCGAGTTCTGCGAGTTGGGCCGCAACCTCACGGGCGGTTGCGGTGGTGGTCAGGGGGATCAAGTGCTTGCTCATGCTCCTATTCTATCCCGATAGAGCAGACTCGCGCAAGGTGCTAGACAAATAGGGTTCTAACACGTTAGAATAGTGTTATGAACAGCGCAAAGAGTTCCGACACCATTACCCGCGACTGCCTCAAGTGCCGCGGCGCCGGCCGCATCGAAAGGTTCGCCGGCATCGCGAACGGCGCGTGCTTCGACTGCGCCGGCCGCGGCTACGTCGTGACGACCACCGCTGCTGAGAACCGTCGAACGGCTGCCGCGGCGCGACGCGCGCAGAAGAGTGAAACCGACCGCGAATCGCGGCTCGTCTCGCGCATGGTCGCGGCGATCGACGCCGGCTGGACTGCGGTCGACTGGCACGCCGACACCTGCGGCTGTGGAGGATCGCACGTCGAACCGGGACACGAGGGATTCCACGAGTCCTGGCGCAACGCGCGCGCCGAATACGAACGCCGGCGTTGACCAGGGCGCGGCGCGCGGTCAATCTGACCGTGCGCCGGCCGCGGGGCGGCATAATCGCGGATCGTGAAACGACACGTCATCGCTGCGCTCTCATCCCTCGCCATCGCTGCCGCGCTCGCCGGCTGCGGCGGCACCGACGAACCCGCAACCGCCGGCGGCTCGAGCGCGCCGGCACCGACCGAGACCTCGACCACCGTCGCGCCGGCCGCGACATCGACCGCCACCCGGGCGGCTACTCCGAACCTGCGGGCCACCGCCGAACGCGCGGCGCGGGCGGGTTCCGTCGCCGAGCTCGAGCCATACATGACGAAGGCGTGCGCGCTGTACATGCGTGAGCTCGGCGCCGGCACCGTGCTCTCGTCGACCGTCGTCGAGGTCGAGCAGACCGGCGACACCGGCGTCGTGGTCAACGTCGACACCGACGGCGATCGGTCCGTCAACAAGTGGGTGCTCGTCGACGGTGACTGGCGATGGTCGTGCGACACGCAGTCGCTCGAGTTCGACACCGAGTAGGGGACTTTTACGGGGCTGGAATGAGCCGGAACGTGCGGCATTTGTTGGCCGCTGGCGGACAATCGCGGCGCGGGGGCTGGAATACCCGGTGCGGAATGTCAACCGACGGAATACACAACAGTTCGGGCCTACTCGAGTAGGTCAGGGGTTCGATTCCCCTTAGCTCCACAAGATTTGCAGGTCAGGCGGCGTTCCCGGAAACCGGGGACGCCGTTTCTGCGTTGAGGGGGCGTTTACGGGGCGGAAACGAGTTGGAGATCGGCGCCGCTCACCGCGGCGTCGATACGGGCAACCGGTGCGAGCAGGTTCAACGCGTCGCGCACGTCCGGGGCCGTCGCGGCGCGCTGCACGTAGTGCACGCGGGTGATGTCGGGCGACGCGTGACCGAGCTGCCCGGCGGCTGTCTCCATGTCGTTTTCGTTCTCGACGATCGTCGCGACGGTCTTGCGGAACACGTGCGGGGTGACCCACTCGAATTCGTCCGGTGTGCCGTCGGGCCGGCCGTCGGCGCCGACGACGACCAGGCGCCGCGCGTCGCGAAGTTGCCGGCGGGTGTTGTGGGTCGTGCGCGGTCCTCCGCTGCGCGACGGGAACACGAGATCCTGATCGGTGGGAAGCTCCCGGGCCTGCTGCCGGCGCAGGGCGGCGATGGCGAAGTCGGGCAGGATGAGGATGCGGTGCGACGCGTGCGACTTGGTCCACGGCTGGCGCTCTCCGCGCTTGTTGATGGTGCCGCACACGGTGAGGGTGCCCGGCACAATTGCCTCGACGCCGTCGACGACGACCGGCTGCGGCCACGCGATGTCTTGCCACCGAATCGCAAGGATCTCGCCGATTCGGGTGCCGGTGCCGGCGATCACGTCGAACAGGTCGGGGACGTCGAGACCGCGCTTCGGGCCGGCGTTGTTGCTGCCCGACCATGTCGCGATCCGAATGCGAAGGCGCTGCAGCTCGTCGAGGGTCATCGCGCGGGTCGGCTTGCGCTGCTCGGTGCGGATGGTGGTGTCGCGAACTGGGTTGCGGTCGACGGCGTCGTGCTGTGCTGCGAGGGTCATCATCCCGGATAGAACGACTCTGCAGTGCCTCGAGCTCGTCGTGCCCGGAATGGCGCGGATGAACTTGTCGAGCCGCCCAACGGTGGCCTCTCCGACGCGCACGCCGCCGAGACCGGGCACGATATGCACACGGATTAGGTCGCGGTAGTTGTCGAGGGTTCCGTCTGAAAGGTTGTCCTCTGCGATGCGTTTGTCGATCCACAATTGCGCGAGATCGGCGACCGTGGTGTCGCGGGTGATTTCGTCGGCGGCGGTCGTCGGTTTCGCGCGGTCGCGCAATGCCTCGAGCAATGCGCGTTCTGCGGCGGCGCCGGTCTTGCCGAATCGTTTCACCTTGCGGGTCAGACCGTCATAGTCGCGATAACGCGCTGATGCCTGCCACCTGCCGGCGGCGATTTCCTCCCGCGCGATCTTTCCCCATGTACCAATGGGCATTGGCGGACGAGCCATAGGACTAAAGTCCCTTCTTTACAATTCGATTACATTACGACACGCCGGGCGTGGTTCTATCTCGGAACCCGTGTTATGTGCATTGCGTCGCACCGTTTCTCGCGTCGACGCTTGATATTCGAAGGTTGGTACACGTCCGTGCCTGCAGATTTGATCGACCATTTCCCGCGTAGTGTCTGGCTCGATGCGTTGGCGTCGGCGCTCGAGGATCTTGACCCGACGCAACTGCCCACCGAGCAGTTAGCCAGTCTCGCGCTTGCTGTCGGTGCGGCGAATCTTGCGGCTCGCGCTCCGGGCGGCGTCACTGACCCGGGAATTCAACCGGTCCTCCTGCGTGCGGTCCGGTGACGCGTCGTCATCGTCGCCGCCGGTAGGCGGATGCTGCCGGCCGGCGGTCAGAGAGTTGATCAGGCCGATGATGTGGGTCCGCTCGGCCGCGGTCAGCAAATCGGTCGACGCCGGTAGCTGCAGTGCGAGCAGCGAAGGTTGCCCGCGAAGCGGGATCCCGAACGACGCTGCATAGGCCAACACGACGGTTTCCTCGGGCACGTTCAACGCGCGCGCGAGTCCGAGAATGGTGTTCGGGTCGCTCGGCCACGACTTCGGCGGCTTCTTTCCCAGATCGAACATCGTCTGCCGGCTTACGCTGCCGCCGCTGGCATCGGACAGTGCCTGGTACGACCAGTCTGTCACGCGTTTTCGGTCCTCGATCAGATCCCGGATCGTCGGGTGATTGTCTACCATTCGCCGTCCTTCTGTATGCCTGGCACCGGATGTGCCGTCTACCGTTGGTTGTCACCTGACCTTACGTGGTGCCACCGACAAACGCGACATTTCAGCAGGCTAACAGTGCGAATGTCACGTGATTGCAGTACGTCTCAGCCGCTCGGGCGGCTACCAAATCGAGACACGCCGGTGCCGTTGTGGTTGGCAAAACGTAAACCGCTGGCATACAGTCATCGGTGTTGGTCCCGGGCATACATGCTCGGGCAACTCGGGCGAACAGGACGGCGACTAGATGGCTGGGGTGCGACTCAAGAGTCACGCGCGGATTGTGATCACCGCCGTGATGGAACAAGAGGGTTGGTCGCAGGCTCGAGTCGCCGCAAATGCAAGGTGCTCCAAGGCATTCGTCGGCCACCTTATCTCCGGCCGGCGTGACTCCTGCACTCCCGAACTGGCCGCGCGGATCGCGCGGTCCCTCGGTGTGTCTCCGCGCGTGCTCTTCGCGGCGTCGGTGTCATCTGATAGGTAACAGAATGTCACCCGACGGGATACGCCGACCGAAAAGAGATGACCGCCCGGCGTGCGTGAAACGCCGAGCGGCCAACCGAACCGTTTGCAACAGAGAAGGGAACTCCAATGCCCGATCAGGGTAACTCACTGACACCGACAGAACTCGCGTCGCTCGGCGTCTCGACCGACCTCCGCACCGCCGGCCGCGCGTTCGGCATCGGCAAGTCGATGGCCTACCAACTGGCGAAGGCCGGCACCTTCCCCTGCACCGTCAAGCGCATCGGGTCGCGGTGGGTTGTTCCGACCGCCGACCTGCGCCGCGCTCTCGGGGTCGCGTCGTGAACGGCGCGGTATTCGTGCCGGCCGTCATCTTGGCCGTCGTCCTCGTGTTCGTCGTGCGCGAAGTGTTCCGCGGCGCACGCACGGCTCCGACACCGCCGGCGACCTGCACTCGAGACACCTACCTGCAGATCCGCAACGGGCGCGCCGTCGAGCGCGACCTGTGACCAACCACGAAGGACACCAGAACGTGACCCCCGACGTTTCTGCCGTAACCCTGACCACCACCTACACACAACCATCCGACGGCTGGCCGCTGGCCGCGCTCGACGCGTTCGGTATCGCGTTCGCGCCGGCCACCGTCACCATCACGGCGTCGGCTGACACCACCGGCAAGATCGAGGTTCTGCCCGTTGTCGCGGTCACCGGCCACATCGGCGACCAGGCTGTGACGACCTCGGCGTCGATCGACGCACTGCCGCCGTACGTCCTCGAGCTCGTCGAACACGCCAAGTTGGCCGCTGCACATGCGCTGGCGGTGGCGTGATGGGCGCCGGTAACGAGATCCGACCGACCGACGTCGTTGTCGAGCTGCCGCCGGCGCTCGCCGCGGTGGCCTTGGCGCTGCGTGCGGTGCGCGTCGAGAAGGCCGAAGTCGCCGAGCGTGAGCGGGCACTCGTCGAGAACCTGCAGGCCGCGCTCGGTGAGAACGGCACCGTCGGCACGGTCGACGGTCACCCGGTCGTCACCTGGCGCGAACACGCGACCAACCGTCTCGACTCGAAGGCGCTCCGGGCGGATAACCCGGAACTGGCCGACAAGTACATGAAATCGGGTTCGTCGCGACGATTCGAGGTCGTCGAATGACCGGCCGGCCGCGCCGGCGGATCTACCGGCTCGGGTCCGCCGGCGACGTCACCAAGTTCACGCGGTGCGCTCAGTGCGGCAAGGCGATCGCATACCTCGCGCACGTGCAGGTGTGGGTGCACGTCGTCGAACCCGTGGGACTCGGAGACCACATGGCGGTTGTTCCTCGGTTCGTCATCGACGTGCCCGAACGGTTCGCGCGGATCGTGAACCAGGTGGTTCGGCCGTGACCGGGGCCGCGTTGCCGAAAGTGCCGCTTGCGCAGGCAACGACACCACTACCGAACGGGCAACAGTTCTTCCGCGTGACCGACGCCGACACGGTGCGTGACGAACTGATCGGCGTCATCGACTGGCACGCCCGGCACCACCCGCGGAACCTGCAGAAAGAGTTGGGGCCGTCCGAAGTCGGGCACCCGTGCTCGCGAAAGCTGGCGTACGGCATCACCGACGCGCCGACCTGTAACCCGGGGTTCGACCGTCTGCCGTCTGAGATCGGCATCGCCTATCACGACCGACTCGACAAGCACTTTCGAGCGGAGAACCAACGTCTAGGCCGCGAACGGTGGCTGACCGAGACCACGGTCGAACCGTGGCCGGGCCTGTGGGGATCGTCGGACCTGTTCGACGTCGACAACGCTCGCGTTCTCGACTGGAAGATCCTCGGCGACTCGTCCATGAAAAAGATGCAGTTGCACGGTCCGAACCTGAGCTACCGGCGGCAACTGCAGTTCTACGGGCGCGGATTCGAGCGGGCCGGGCTGCCGGTCAAACAGGTTGTGCTGGTCGCGATTCCCAAGGCCGGCACGCTGCGCGGCACAAAGGTGTTCGTCTACGACTACGACGCGTCGGTGACCGAACGCGGATACGCGCGATGGGTGCAGTTGCTCGTCATGGTCGACGTGCTGCAGGTCGAGCACAACCCGAAGGCTTACGCGGCGTTCGAGACCGTCGGCGAAAACTGCCAATTCTGCCCGTGGTTCAAGCGGGAACCCGACGACTCCGGGCTGCAGTGCGGCGGCGCTCCCGACGCGCCGGCCGGCATCGCGGTCTGAACTGTGCGGCTGAACCTCGAGGGCCGGCGGTGCCTCGAGGTTCGGCCGGTCGATTCAGACCGACCACCGAACCGAACCATTCCAACTCTCACGAAGGGAACAACCATGTTGCGCAGATTCTTCGCCGCCGCCGCGGTCTCAGTGTCGCTCGGCGCGCCGGCCGTCGCGGTCGCATACGCCGCTGCGGCACCGATTCCGGCGCCGGCGATTGTGCCGGCGCCGTGCGTGATCACCGTGCCGGGCGGCTACGCGCCGTGCCCGCCGGCCATTCAGTCGACCGGTCGTGGCGCATTCGAGTCCGACGGTTCGCCGCTGGCCGACGACGCCGACCAGGTCGAGAAGCCGGCTGCGAAGCCGAAACCCGAACCGACACCGGAACCCGAACCCACACCGGAACCGACACCCGAACCGACACCCGAACCGACACCGGATCCAGAACCGGCCGGCCACTGACCCAACGAGGAAAGGAACGACAGATGACCGACAACACGAAGGCCGCAGACACCGCGGCCGACACCGATACCGACATCGACGGATCGGTGACCGACTTCGCATCGGTTCTGCTGCAGCACAACAAGGGCCGCGAACATCTCGACGCATCGAAGGCACTCAACGACGTGGTGCAGGCCGCGCTCGCGACCGGCAAAAAGGGCGGATACGTGACCGTCAAGGTTGCGGCCGAACCGATCGACTCCGGCGCGGTGCGGCTGTCCACCACCGTGACCAGCAAGCCGGCCGTCGACCCGGCCGCGTCGATCTGGTTCACCGACGGCGACGGCAACCTGTCGCGCGACAACGCCGGCATGTTCTACGGCAAGTAACCGACCACCAACCACACACGATCGAAGGGAAACACAATGTCTGACAACGCAATCGCGGGAACGCTCGAAGCGGGCGCCGAGCTCGCAAAGGTGCCGCAGGTGCAGGTCGTCGACCTGTCCGGAACGGCGCCGGGAACCGACGGGCCGCTGTACCTCGTCGCGGCGAACGGCGAACGCGGGCTCGAGACACGCGTCGTCGACGTCCGCGGCGACGCACCCGAAGCGTTCGCACCGCGCGGCGTGCCGACGCGAATCGTCACCGATCAGGAGTCGTTCGCGTCCGAGCTCGCCCGACGGCCACTCGTCGACGGACGGTCGACGGTCTGGGCGAACCGAAACGCCGGCACCGTCACCGCCGTGTACGACGACCTCGGTCCCGCCGGCGACCTGTTCACCGACCGTGCCGACCGGCTCGAGCTGCGGTTCGTCCGCGACGCCGACTGGAAGCTGTTCCTCGCGACCGCTGACGGTCAGCACCACTCGCAGGAAGAGTTCGGCAACCTGCTCGAGTCGGCCGGGCACCTGATCACCAGCCACGCCGCGGCCGACCTGCTCGAGCTCGTCGACAGCATTCGTGCGACGTCGTCCGGTTCGTTCGAGTCGCGCATCCAGCGGTCGACCGGCGGGCAGACGCTCTCGTTCTCCGAAGAGGTCGAGGCGCGCGCTGGCCGGAACGGTCAGCTCGAGGTACCGCGCACGGTGACGTTCCTGGTCTCGCCGTTCGAGGATTACCCGCCGGTCGAGGTCACGTGCTGGCTGCGGCTGCGCATCTCCGGCGGCAAGCTCTCGCTCGGCCTGTTCCCGCAACCGTACGACCACGTGGTGCGCGCGTCGTGGTTCGACGTCGTCGCGTCGATTTCGGTCGCGATCGCCTACCCGATTCTGTCGGCGAATCTGTAACCCGCACAACAAGTTAGGAAGAGAACACATGACACAACCCGGCGCAGTTCCGTCACTCGCGAACTTTTTCTCGGGCGGCGGTTCCTACTTCAAGTTCGAGAAGATCGGCGACCGGTGCACCGGCACCGTCGTTACGGTGCACGACCCCGAACCGCAGACCGACATCAACAACCAGTTGGTGTACGACGAGAAGGGTCGTCAGAAGTACCAGGTTCGCATCGACGTCCAGACCGAGTACCGGGATCCCGCCGACCCCAACGACAAGGGGCTGCGCACGCTCTACGTCAAGGGCTGGATGACGGGCGCGATCACCGACGCGCTGCGTCAGGTCAACGCATCGGGCATCGAACCGGGCGCGGTGCTCGACGTGACCTGCATTGACCAGGCGCCGCCACCGAAGGTCGGAATGCGGCCGGTGAACAAGTTCGCGGCGGTCTACACGCCGCCGGCGCCGGGTGCATCGCCGGCCGCGAACGCGCACTTTGCGCAGGAACCGGCCGCGCCGGCGCAGGCTCCGGGCGGCTATGCCGCTCCGCAGGGTCAGGTTCCCGGCGCGTACGGCGCTCCGCAGGGACAGGTGCCGGGCGGCTATGCCGCACCCGCTGCGGCTCCGGCCGCGCAGGCACCCGCCGGGTACGCGGCACCGCAGGCTGCACCCGCCGCTGCTCCGGCCGCTGCTCCGGCCGCGGCGCCGACACAGGTGCCGGCCGGGATCACACCCGCGGCGTGGGCTGCGATGCCTCCCGAAACACAGGCACAGATCCTCGCGTCGACGCCGCAGGCCGCGGCCGACCAGCCGCCGTACTGACTGCCGCGCGAGGGTGGCGCCGGCCGGATAGGGGACGTCCGGCCGGCGCTGCCCGGCAACCCGAACCGAACCGAACTGCACGAAGGGGCCGAAGTGATACCTCGACCGAAGTCGAAATATCAGGCCGCGCAACAGGGTCTCGCCGACGCAACCGAAGCGGTCGAGCTCGTCCACGACTGCGAACGCGACTACGTCTGGTCGACGCTCGAGTCGTGGTCGCCGACCAGGCTCGCCGTCGCCGTCATCGTCCTGGCTGCCGGCCAATCGACCAACGCCAGTCTCACCGCGCGACTCGACTGGGTGCGTGACCTCGTCGACGACCGGGCCGCGGCGTGACCACGAAGGCTCGGCGTCGCGCCGCGTGGGCCAAGCCGACCGGGCCGAAGGTGCCCGTTCTGTTTCTCGACGGCATCCCGATCGGCCGGCGCGCAGTGTTCGAACACGACGACCAACTGTGGATGGCGTTCCCAATCGACAAGACGCACCGCGTGTTGCGTCACGGGCAACGCGCCGTCGAACTGGCCTACCGGGCGCACCGCCTGCTGCTGATGTGCCTCGCCGCGCATCCCGACTGGTACCCGGATCTGCGGCTGACCCTCGAAGCTCTCGACCGCGTGCACGGTACGCCGCCGTGGACGGCTGACCGTCCCGACGACGTCGCCGCGGTCGAACCCTCCGAACCGAACAAGGGAACAACCCATGCGTAACAACGACATTGACATGCAAGATCCGGGCATCTGGTGGTCGCCGCAATCGCTCACCATGTACCGGCTCAACTCGACCGTTGGTCTCGTCGGGCTCACCGTCGACGGCCGGATCATGTTCCGCGACGAACTGCCCGTCGACGCCGTCGAGCTGGTCCGACTCGACGCCGTGAACGTCGCACTCGAGGCGCAGGCCGCGCGGTCTCGGTACGCCGCAACGCAGGTCGGCGCACACTGGACGGCCGAAGTCGACAAGCTGTACGCCGCTGCCCGGAACGGAATGGGCGTGCCCGTGCCCGGTGTAGCCGATAGCGGGGGCGCCGACGAGACACCGGTTCGCCGGCCGCGGTGGTCGCGGATCGTCGACCACCTGATGCTGGTCGCGTTCCCGTGCGGCATCGCTGTCGTCGCGATGATCGTCGGCGACTTCGACAAGGTCGTCGCGGTCGTCGGTGGCTGCGCAACGGGGCTCATGGCCGCGATGCTCGCGCGGTGGTCGGTGCGCAAGTGAGGGCCGGCACCCGCGCACTGCTCGACACCGTCGCCGGCATCCTCGTCGCCGCTGCACTCATCGTCGACGCCGTCGCGAACCTCGTCGACCCGGGCGCCGGCCATGCCTGACGAATACCTGCCCGACGACTGGTCGCCGGTCGTGCTCGACGACCTCGAGCGCGAAGAGTTCGACCACCTCGCCGGCTACGGCATGGCACCAACAGACATCATGCGCCGGCTCAAATGGCAACCCGGAACACTCGCCAACCGTTGGCGAAGATACAAGGAAGAGAAGGGAATTCAGAAATGAGGAAGATTCAGAAGGCGACCGTCGCAGTAGTGCTCGGGGCCGCGGTCGCGGTGTCCGCCGGCTGCTCGAACTTCAACCAGGAATGGCACACCGACTGCACGGTGACCGGCAAAGACACCCTCTACGCGGGCTCCGGAGGCGACACGCAACGCGAGTACCGGTTGTCGACGTCCTGCGGCACTTTCACCGTCGGCGACACCCTCGCCGGCGGGTTCAACTCCTGGGACACATGGACGCAACTCCGCGAAGGCGAAACGTACGACCTCCGCACCGGCGGCTATCGGATCGGGCTGTTCTCACAGTTCCCGACCGTCATCGAGATCCGCTGACACCGAACCGAACTGAACCGAAGGGAACCACCATGCACGACACCGACACGACACCGACGACCGGCATCGAGATTCGGCGCCCGGGACCGGAACCGGGCCGGCACTCGTTCGAGCACTTCGCCGTTCACGGCGCATTTTTCCGGTCGGCGAAACTGTTCATGTTCCGCGGTGCCCCGAATGCTGCTTCTATGAGGCTGTCTAGACCGGGCACGCCGGGTCGGCATTCCGTCGAGCACTTCGAGGCGCGCGGCGACGACTACATCACCGTCGGAACCCTGCTCTACCGGGCCGCACTGACCGCCGGCAACGGCGCCGCTCACTACCTGCAGGGGCTCGGCTACTCGCGACTGTGCGCGTACCTCCTAACCAGCCTCATCGGGGGCCGACTGTGACCGAACAACCCACAACCACCTACGCGCGGATCGTCGCCAACCTCCGACGCTCCGAATGGCCGGTCACGGTCCAGGACGACGGCGAAACGAAATACGTTGGCGCCGAGCTCGGGTCGCAGACCGCGGTCGTCGACTCCGGGATCGTCGCCGCGCAGGTCATCGACGACGCCGGCCAACCGACCGGACGATTCAAGATGTTGATCGACCTCGACGTCGACGCCGTGCTCATCCCGTCGTCGCACAAGGGCCGGCACCACCTGCTCATCGACCACGAAGTGACGAAGGAACAACACGACCGCGTGCTGTCGGTGCTCGCTGAGGTCGGCGCCGTCGAACCGGGCTACGCGAAGGCATCCAGCGACCGGAACGAGGGTGCGCGGCTGCGCACACCGTGGAAGCTCAAGGACGACGGCGCCGTGTCGGCCGAACGCCGTACCTGGGGCGAAGAGTTCCGCGACGCGCTGGTGTTCATGGCCTTGCGTGCGGCCGACCTGCTGCGCGCCGGCGAACTGCGCGCGGCCGGCGGTGACCGGTGAGCGGCCGGGGGAGTGGCCGCACGGTCTGGAAACTGCGCGCACCTATCCCGTTCGACGGCACCGACCGCGTACGCATGTCCGTCGCAGCCGAGCTCGTTCGGTGGCTGCACGTCGAGGTCGGCACGCCGAACCGGTTCGAACTGCTGCTGTGGGCCGAAGTCAAGCCGATCGCACCGACCCCGGGCGGGTTCCAACCGACGCGCGACTTCGTCGTACACGTGAGCCTCGACGACGAACCGCTCGACGCTGGCGCCGGCACACACATCGGTTCGGTGCGACTCGGACGCATGGTGCACGTGTTCGCCGACGACGTCGACATCGACCCGGGGGATGACGACTGATGGCGATGTTCACGCTGCACGACCTCGGTCGCGTGCTCGAGCCTGAGGACTTCGCGACATTCGACCAGGCACTCAACCGCACCGTGCACCCGCTCTGGTCGCCGCGACGCTGGCAGATCGTCGACCCGGCCGGCCGCAACGCGGCGTCGGCAACGACCGTCGGGAAACGCCGGCCACAACCACCGGCCACAACCACCGAGACGATCCTCACGTACGGGGGGAAGGTCGTGCGCACGGCGCCCCGCACTATCCGACCGCACGACATCGACGACGACGATCCGCACGAATGCCCGTGCGGTGGTTGCGCAGACATGGCTCGAGCTCGAGGAGAGGACGACGACGAATGACCGAACACAACATCGGGCGTGAGGCACTACTCGCCAACCACCTGCCGGTGTGGGGCCTGGGGGAGGACGACGAGACACTGCTCGTCTGCTGCACTTGCGGTTTCGGGGCCGACCGCGCCGACTACGACGGCGATGCACACGCAGACCATCGGACCGACGTACTTGCATGGGCCGAAACGTGGGCGCTGATGACCGACATGATGCGCGCGTTCTCGACGACGTTCGCGGTCGTCGCCGACGGCATCGCTGACGCATTCCGCGACATCACCGAATCGACCACCAAGGCGCAGGCCGGATACGACCAGGCGCGCGACCGCGAACGGGCGGCTATCCCGAAACCAGCCACCACACCGCCGATCTGGGCGAACAACCCGAACCAACAACGACGAAGGAACAACCGATGACCCGCCACTACATTGCCGACCTGCATCTCGGGCACGACCTCGTCGCCGAACATCGCGGGTTCGACTCGACCGCCGACCACGACAACGCCGTCATGGAATCGCTGCTGACGCTCGGCAAAGGCGACCAACTGTGGGTGCTCGGCGACATCTGCGGCGGCTCCACGGCCGGCGCGAACTACGCACTCGACCGGCTCGCCGACATCGACGACGACGTCGAGATGTTCCTCGTCGCAGGCAATCACGACAAATGCTGGGCCGGGCACCGCGACGCGCACCGCCACGTCGACACGTTCCTCGACGTCTTCGACGGCGTGACCGCATTCGCTCGGCACCGCGTCAACGTCGCCGGTAAGGCCAACCACGTGATGCTGTCGCACTTCCCCTACGTCGGCGACCACACCGACGACGACCGCTATGTCGAGTACCGGCTACGCGACACCGGCCGCTGGCTGCTGCACGGACACACGCACGCCGGCCTGTCGTACCAGCCACTCATTCACCCGCGGCAACTCTGCGTGTCCTGGGACGCATGGGGGTCCGCGGTGCCCGACTACACGATCGGGACGTTGATCGGCGAAATGGAAGCTCGCGCACTCGAGGCTGAGGCGCGTCGTTCGGTGCCCGTGTAAGCCAACAGGGGACACAATGACATCGGAGAAGGGACACCAACGATGACCGCACCAACCGTCGACGCCGGCACCGACGTCGACCTCGAGGCACTGTTCGACCAGGTCGTACCGTGCGACTTCGCCGAACGAGTGCCCGACGTCCCGCACGAACCGGCCGAATGGCTGCTCACCGTGTACCCGTGCGGCGCCGGCCACAAGATCAAGGGACCAGACCGGCACACCGTCTGCAGTCTGTGCATCGAACGGGTCAAGGCCAGCATCGAACGGGTCACCGACGGCACCGCGACCGGCCGTTGCGCGTACTGCAAGCGGCACATCACCCGCGCCGACCTCGCCGAATGGCGCCCGCTATGAGTCGCCGCTACTACCTCGCCGGACCGATGTCCGGGCACCCGGGCCACAACTACCCCGCGTTCGCCGAAGCGGCCGACCGACTCCGCAACCGCGGTCTGATCGTGGTCTCGCCGCACGAACTGCACGGCGGTGACACGTCGCAACCGTGGACGTACTACCTGCGCCGAGACCTGCGCGCGCTGCTCGACTGCGACTGGCTGGTCATGCTGACCGGCTGGGAAAGCTCGACCGGCGCCACGCTCGAGCATCGCGTCGCGACGCAACTCGGAATGCCGTGCATCGAGTACGCCGACCTGCTCGCCACGCTCCGCGGCGACAACCGCGAACCGGCGCTGCGGGCACTGCTCGACGCGCGCGCTCGGGTCAAGGCGGTACGGCGATGAAACCGTACTACTCCGACGACACCGTGACCCTGTACCACGGCGACTGCCGCGAACTACTCGTCGAGACCGGCGACCAGTGGGTCGACGCCGTGATCACCGACCCGCCATACACCGCACGCACACACGCCGGCGCCAAGTCGAACGCCGGCGGTCGCGGTGGCCGGCGCGCAATCGACTTCGCTCACATCGACGAACCCGCGCTGCGCGACATCCTCGACGAATGCGGGCGCGTAACGCGCGGCTGGGTCGTCGCGACCGTCGCGTACCAGCACGCATACCAGCTCGAGGTCGACCCGCCGGCGTGGCTGCGCACCTTGCGGATCGGGGCGTGGGTCAAGACAAACCCGATGCCGCAAATCAGTGCCGACCGTCCGGGCCAAGGCTGGGAAGCGATCGCCTACATGCACCGAATCGACTCGCCGCCGGCGTGGAACGGCGGCGGCAAGTCCGGTAACTACGTGCTGCCGACCGAACAGGGGACCGGGCATCCGACCGCGAAACCGCTGTCGATGGTGCAAGACTTCGTTCGCCGGTTCACACTCCCGGGCGGCATAGTCCTCGACCCGTTCGCCGGGGGCGGCACTACGTTGCGGGCCGCGGCGAACGAAGGCCGGCGCGCGATCGGCGTCGAGCTCGACGAACGGTACTGCGAGATCGCCGCGACTCGGCTCTCGCAAACCGTCCTCGACTTCGCGGGTGCCGAATAGATATGGCGCGCAACATGATTCGTGTCATGCCGAATCGCTCTGCGTCCGAGCGGGTGCAGTCGTGGTCGGTGCTCGAGGCGCGCGCGGCCACCCGCGACGGCGGTGCCGTGTGGTGGCGGTGGCTCGAGATCGGCTGCTACCGGGGCAACGCGCGGGGTCGCCGGCTCGCTCTCGATCACGGCAACTGGCGCGCGCGGAAACTGCGCGAGACCACCCGCGATCCTCAGGGGCCGGAGTGAAACGGCCGGCCGGCCGCATGTTCACCGCTGACGAGTGCGAACAGTACGGGCGCTGCCTGCGGTGCGAGTGGCACCCGCCGACCCAAGGCCACGCGCCAACCTGCCCGAACTTCCCGATCCGGTGGCTGTCGAAAGCTGACCGACCCGACACCCGAACTAACTCGACCACCGACCGCGCCGGCGCCCACAACGCCGACGAACTGGTGCTCGACCTCGAAGGGAACACATTGTGAGTGCAACGATCTCCGCTGACGGGGTCTACCGATACGAACTGTCACGGTCCCTCTACCGGCTGTCGCCGACCGCCGGTGGCACTTGCCTGTTCGTGATGCTCAACCCGTCAACCGCGGACGCCAACACTGACGACCCGACAATTCGCAGGTGCATCGGGTTCGCGGCCGCATGGGACTTCGCGCAATTCGACGTGGTGAATCTGTTCGCCTACAGAGCAACCGACCCGGCCGACCTGCTCAGGGCAAGAGCTGCCGGCGACGACGTTGTCGGACCGGACAACGACGAGCACATCGTCAACGCGCACCGTCGCGCCGATCGGACGGTAGTCGCTTGGGGTGCAAAGGCGCCCGCTGACCGCGTCGCTGACGTCGTCGACATGCTCGGCCGCGGGCTGTACTGCCTGGGCACCACGAAGGACGGATCGCCGCGGCACCCGCTCTACGTCCGCGCAGACACCGACCTCGTCGAGTGGGGGTCGAACGCGTGACCACCAACATGCCCAACGACGGGCGGCAACCCGGCACGGCGCTCGGTCTCGTCGACGTCGTTGCGTTGCTGGGACACCGGCGGTGGACGTCGATCATGCAGAAAGAGCTCGGCGCCGACAAGGTCGTGAACCACCACGTGACGCCGGGCATCGTGCCGGCGCTCGTCGACGCGCTCTCAGATGGCGACGTCTGGTACGGCGTCAACGAGATCATCGCGCCGCCGGCGCCGGCACGACCAGGCGAACGGTCCAACGGTCGTGCGACCGAGAAAACGGTCGCACGGTGGTGCGCGATCTGGGCCGACCTCGACATCAAGTCGACCGGCTGCCCGGACGTCGAGACCGCCGAACGCATCATCGCCGACCTGTCGACGGTCTACGGGCAACGACCGACCTACGTCGTGTCGTCTGGGCATGGGCTACAACCGGTCTGGGTGCTCGACCACGCCGACCCGGCGACCGACCTCGTCGCGACCGACACCGACGAGAAGTACGGCATCGATCGGCGTGTGCAAGCCGCGGCGCTGCTACGTCGGCACGGTCGGCTGGTGCAGGCAACCGCGGTCGCGCACGGCGCGAAAGCCGACTCGGTGTTCGACCTGCCGCGTGTGCTCCGCGCGCCGGGCACCACCAACCACAAGAACGCCGGCGCGCCGGTGTCGACGTCCGCGGTCCTCGACACCGGGGCGCCGCTGACCGTCGTGCAGGTGCGCGACGCGCTCGAGGCCGCGGGCATCGACGAACTGCCCGTGCAGAACACGACCGTCGTCGTGTCGTCGCCGTCGAACTGGCGTCACCGTCCCGACGGTCGTTGCGGCTACGCGGACAAGATGATCGACGGGTGGGCTGGCGACAACCCGGACGCTCGGCACCCGTGGCTGCTCGCGCAGGCAACCCGCATCGCTGCGGCGCGCCGCTACGGCTGCCTGACGACCGGCGACGCGTTCGCCGCCGAACGTGAGCTCGCGGCACGGTTCGCGGTGCTCTGCAACCGGTCGGGTGACACTCGAGCGGTCGGGCGCACCGAAGTGCCGGCCGCGGTCGCATACGGTCAGGATCTCGTCGCCACGATGACCGACGCGCGTGTCGCGTCCGAGCTCGGCGACCACAAACACGGCGAACGACGCGACGACCTCGCCGAGCTCCGCGCGATCGCGACGCACGCCGGCACCACCTACCAGGCGCCGGCAACTGTTACATCCCGTGAAACAGTTGGGGTTGACCAGGTTCGACAGGCCGAGAACGTCGGCATCGACTGGTCGGGCACGTCGGCCACATCTGAGCAGATGGAACGGTTCGCCGAATACATGCACCGGGCGCAACCCGCGGGTGCGCTCGACACCGCGATCTGGACACCCGACGGGCAACCAGTCACCGGCGACGCGTTCGCCGGCGCGAACATTCAAGAAAACGGGCCGGATCTTGATACGTCCGACCCGACATACAACGAAACTTTGCACGACCAGGCGACCGGACAGTTCGCGGCGCCGACACCGACCATCTCGCCCGACGAAATCTGGGGCGACAAGGTCGAACAGATCGAGTCGACATTCGAGTTCTGGACGTCACGCGAAAGCCTGAACACGGTCTACCGGGCCGCGCTGTCGAGTGAGGCGTCGCCGTGGGCCACGCTCGGGATCGTGCTGCTGCGCGTCATCGCCGCTGTGCCGCACGACGTTTACCTGCCGAGTCTCGGTGCGCGCGGGCCGCGGGGCTCACTCAACCTGTTCTGCGGTATCGCCGCGAAGTCGGGCGGCGGCAAAGGGCTCGCGTCCGGTGTCGCCGCCGAACTGTATCGACACCCGTCGATCCACGTCGCGCCGCCGGGATCCGGTGAGGGCATCGGGCACCTATTCGGCCGCATGGTCACCGACAAAGAGACCAAGCAGACCGACTTCGAGTGGTCGCGGCGAACGGTCCTCATCGACGCACCCGAAGTCGAAGCGTTGGGCGCGATCGGTGGGCGCAAAGGGTCGACCGCCGACGCGATCCTGCGGCAAGCGTTCTCGGGCGAAACACTCGGGTTCTCCTACGCTGCCGCCGAGAAACGTCTGCGCATCCCGGGCGGTCAGTACCGGTTCACGATGATGGTCGGCGTGCAACCGGAAGTCGCCGGCGCGCTGTTCGACGGTAGCTCGGGCGGCACCCCGCAACGGTTCCTGTGGCTGCCGGCCGAAGATCACCGGCTCGGGCTCGAGTGCCCGGAATGGGACGGCGAACCGATCACCGGATACCGACCCGAATACTGGGATTCGCCGTCGGGCGGACACGTCATCGACGTGACCCGCGACGCGCTCAACGAGATACGCGAAGATCGGCGCCGGCGCGGCCGACGGATCTCGCTCGTCGCTCGGCCGCACGACGACGGCGACCAGGTCGACAACCTCGACGCGCACGCGCTCTACGTCCGCGAGAAGGTCGCCGCGGCGCTCGCGATTCTGGACGGCCGTGAGTTCGTGACCGACGACGACTGGTGGCTGTCCGCGGCGGTCCTGTCCATGTCGTTGATGACGCGCGACGGGATTACCGAAGTGATGGAATCGGCGCGGCTGCGCGACGCCGAGAAGCGGGGTCAGGAGAAGGGCGCCGAGCAGATCGGGGCGAAGGCGACTGCCACCGAGATCGACGACGAACGGCTGGGGTCGACGCGTCGGCGTGTGGTGTCGGTCCTCGCCGAGAACGGTCGTGCCGGTGTCCCGCGGCGTGACGTGATGTCGCGCATGGCGAAGTCGAACCGACCGTATCTGACGACGGCGCTCGCGGGTCTGGAAGAGGACGGGCTCATCGAGCAGGTCGAGGTCGAGACGACCGGTAAAGGTGGCCGGCCGGGCGTGCTGTATCGGCTGGTGTCGGAATGACCAGCAAACCGCGGTTCGGGGGTTTGCTGGTTTGCTGGCGACCAGCAAACCGGTTTGCGGGCCATTCTCGGCCAATCTGTGAGGGCACCCTAATAACTGCAGGAAAAAATGCCCTTGTTATCAATTCGTTATCTAAATTGTTCAATCGCGCGCCCTGGTCAATACGGGCCATCACAACCCTCAGTTTGCTGGCGACCAGCAAACCAGCAAACCCGGTTCGGGCCAACAAACCGACGCGACCAACAAACCTCCGAGAGGACTCGACACGATGACCGAAAACGAGACCGCCGGCGACCATCCGTGGGCCGATCCGCAACACGACGTCGAGGCCGATCTTGCTGACGTCGCGAACTCTGCACATGCGCAGTGGGGAAGCGACCCGTCGACCGAAAACGAGACCGCCGGCGCCAAGACTGCGGCGGCTGCGACCACGTCGACGGTGGCGTGCAAGGACTGCCGCGCCGAGGGAATCACGAAGGTGCGGCCGACACCGCACCGCGGGCCGCGCTGCCACACCCACCACCAACGGCATACGGCGGCAACCAAGAAACGCAACGCCGAGCGTCGACGCGAACGCACCTACGGTCTCGAGGCTGCCGACGCCGAGCTCGTGCTCGCCGAACAGGGCGGCGGCTGCGCAGTCTGCGGGCCGCGCGTGACCGGCAAGACTCGGAAGCTGGCCGTCGACCACGACCACAAGACGGGCGTCGTCCGGGGGCTGCTCTGCAACCAGTGCAACCGGATCCTGATCGGCCGCTACGACGTCGCGGCACTCACCCGGGCGATCGCCTACCTGCTCGACCCGCCGGCACCGCGGGCACTCGGCCGCAACGTCGTCGTGCCCGGGCACCCCGCGGCGGCACTCGAGCAGAACGCCGCGGCCGGCGAACACTCGCTGCGCTACACCCCGATCGCCGACCTCATGGGCGAAGTGCTCGCCGACGCCGACCTGACGATCGACGTCGACCAGTTCCGAACGACCGCCGAGCTCGAGGCCGACGAATCCCTCGTCTCATTCGCTGACCTGTACACGCTTGAACGTGTCCTGACCGTCGGCTCACGTCGGTCGCGCGTCGTCACGTCGACCGCGCTACCTCCGAACGGGCCGATGCTCGCGATCGACTCGAAGATGTTCGCGCTGACCGACTGCGGCCACGACGGCGGCACCGGGATCGGCGCCGGCCACGAATGCCGATGCAACCGAACCGCCGGGCACCCGCTCGACTCCGGCCGGCCGCACGGCTGCGGCTGCGGCGCAATGTGGGCCGACCAGTGACACCGACGCGGATCCAACGACGACGCACGAAGGGCTGGCGAATGCCCGACGGCGCGATCTACGTCGGACGGCCCACCAAGTGGGGCAACCCGTTTCGACCCGTGTTCGGCGACGGCGAATGGTGGGCGCAGGACGAGAACGATGTCCGGTACCCGCTGCTCTTCAACAACCGAGACGAAGCGCTCCGCAAGTGCGTCAGCCTCTACTGGTGCGAACTCGTGCAGTGGACAGAGAACCGATTCCGGTTGCCTGAACTTTCGGGCCACGACCTCGCCTGCTGGTGCCCGCTCGACCAGCCGTGCCACGCCGACGTGCTCCTCGAGCTCGCCAACCACGAAGGAACCGCCGATGACCCGCAACACTGACCACCTGCAGATCACCCACCACGAACGCGACCAACTCGGCGCCGACCTCCGCGCCGTCGTCGGCTGGCTCGCCGACATGCTCGAGGACACCCTCACCAAGCAGACCAGCCACACCGCCGGGCCACGCGTCGCCATCGGCCGCGGCCGCGAATACCCGCTGCCCTTCAACCCGCGCGCCGCGAAAACCGCTCGAGCACTCCGCGACACCCTCAACCGCTGGATCGTGCGCATCTGCGAACAACGACATCTGCCACACCCCGGCCGCACCGACGTCGTCGCATCCGACACACCCGTGCCCTACGCGCCGGTGTTCCGCACGTTCACCGCATGGGAACTACTCGACATCCGATCGGCCGCAACGTGGCTCGCACGACCACGACACCTCGTCGCGCTCTCACTCGTCGACAACGGACACGACGGATACCTCGAGATCCGGGCACGCATCAAGGCCGCGCGCGGCGTCATCGAACGACCGCAGACACCCGACTACGTCGGCACCTGCGCCGGCTGCGACGCCGACCTATGGGCACTCGACGACGACACGTACGTGACCTGCGCCAACTGCGAACTGTCCATCGACCGAACACTGCAGGAGGAACGCGTCGACCGAGAACTACGCGGCCGGCTGTTCACCGCACGCGAACTGGTGACCATCGTCGCCGACCGTCTCGGCCAGACCATCAAACCGAAAACCGTGTATGCGCTCACCTACCGGCGCGGCAACCCGATCGCGGTGCGCGGCAAAGACATCGCCGGCGACAACCTGTACCTGTGCGGCGACGTCCTCGACGCACTCACCCGCAGGCCACGCGCACGAACCCGCGCACTCCGTTCGGCACCCATGACAACCAACGGATGACACGCCGTACCCGGGTGCTTGACAAACGCGGACACCGAACGGATAGGCTTACGCCGCTGGCGACACGTAGGAGAGCAACGGCAATGACCGACCTCGACGACGCCGACTCACAATGACCAGGCAGAAACTCGCCAAGACAACCGACCGCGGGCTCGGCTGGCGACACCAACAGATCCGCCGGCGACTACTCGCCGGCCACCATGACGGCGCGCTCTGCTGGTGGTGCGGGCGCCCGATGTACCGCGAACCCGAACGCAACTGGGACAGCAAGCCACTCGAGGCAGACCACACCCGAACCCGCGAACATCACGGCATCGAGAACAACGACGCCGACCGACTGCTGCACCACACATGCAACCGGCAACGCGGCAACGGTGACCGCGACAACCTGCGACCAGCACTCGGACCGCACGACGACGACACCACCGATCAACCAGACAACGGCGACATGCGACTCATGCCTTGGCCTTGGTGACCGACAGGAGGCATCGCACGTGAGCTCATTACTCGGACAACAGATCACCCGAGACCACCCGTTCTACGACCAGGTGAGCCGCATCCTCGCGGCACGACCTGACCTGCGGATACCCGCACGACCGCACATGTGCCGCGTCCGCGACGAACACGCATGGCTGGCCGGCCGAACCCTGCTCGTCCGCGTGTTCGCAATCGGCCCCGACGGCGACGTCATGGTCGCAGGCGGCGACGTCGTCGACGAACCCGAACTGCGGCGCATCCCCATCGACTGAACACAAGCCGACACGCCGACCCAACACGACCAGCACACACCACGACCCCGGGCGCCAAGTATTCGACGCCCGGGGTCACCTGACTGCCGCGGTA